TCTGTTTGCCTTGGTAACATTGTAGATCAAAGCGCACCGCGCTGTCACTGCCGCACCAAAAGCTGCATTGTTAAAGTTCACGTATGCGGTGTAGCCATCCGAATTAATGGTCACGCCAGTCAACGCAATCCCACCTGCCACATAACCACCGCCCGTCACTTCATTGGTAACGCTATAAACCGTTGTGGCTTCGTTTAAATCTGCGCTAGCTGTGTACAGAGCGATATTGAACGTGTCTGTCGTAAAGTCATGCACGGCCTGATACAGCTCCTTTTTGAAGCTGGTGGTTTGCGTTTGGACAATAGAACTCATGAAACTTGAACCCTAACCTGACCGTCGCGATAAGCATCCATACGCTGTTTGCCATCACCCAAGTTCTTGAGCAGAGCAATCGCCTGCACATAGCGATCTTGATACAACTTCACCATGTCTGCCTCACCCTTCATGTAGGTGACTGCCTCGCACATCGTTCCATACAACAATGCAGAGTCAAAGTTATCACCCAACCAAGTCTGGCCAGCAGTCACAATGGATTCTGGGTAGTAATAGAAATGCAACTCAACACCGTAGTTGGTGTTGGGTGTAGGGCCAAGAATAAATGACAACTCTTTGGAATCAGATGTTGACGGGCCAAAGATGGCGTAGTGCTTTGGAAGACCCGTTGCAGATGAACTTGGATATGCTTCACGGATGAAGTTCACATCTTTGTTTAACAAATAAACATAGTCGCCGTTGGTGTCAATCACTGCCAAAGAATATGTAGACAGGAAGTCGCCGGGAGCGGATAAATATTTATTGTTTGCCGACAAAGTACCCGTCATGTTTCTACGCAAATTGGCGATCTGAACAGTGTTGTAAATACGCTGCTCCGCCTGCCGAATGAACGTGTCCATATCCACCGTGGGAAACGTGTTCTCACAGTAATCTGAAACCAACGTGACGAGTTCGTTGTATGTCATGCCATCGGGCCTCTAGACATAAAGCCTTTGGTAGCTGCACCTGCGCCACGCATTTTGATACCAGAAGTTTTTGGTTCACCACCAGAAGATTTATTGATGTTGCCTACAGTCATATCAACTGTATCAGCACGGCTTCTGTTAGGACCAGAGCCAGGATTCTCTTTAGGAGCAACCTTCTCGCCCTTCATTGTGTGCGGAGGAGCGTAGACTTTGGCATCGCCAACTTCTTTACCCATCATCATTTTGCTGTATTTAGCCATGTTAGCCTCGCTTTTGGTTGTTTGCGCGAGCCATGTTACGGCCTACTTTACGCATTTCCATGCCAGTTACGCCGGCAGACTTCTTGCCGCCTTTTGTTTCTTTTGCAGAAGGACCGCTGTTAGGAAAGATTTGAACATCAGTCTTACCTTTTTTAGCGACACCGTCTGCTGATCGTGTATATGCCATTTTTAGCTCCTATGAAACTGTTACTGTACCAACAAATGTTGTTGCAACCAAGTAGTTGGGCGTTAAATACGCATCAAAACTACTAGATCCACCCACCGGAAACCAACCCCACTGGATGTCCCGTGAGCCACCAGTCAAATTACCCGCAGTATTCAAGCCCGCAGTCACATACGTTGTGTCTGGCCGTGGCTGATACAAAGCCTGCGGATCATTAACTGGATACATTCCTAACTGTAACTGAGGCTGGTCAGGATCCCAGCAAGCATCACATACTTTAAGTTGATAAAGCTTGGTCTTGATGACCTCCATCTTTAACTGCTTTAACTTGTAACGCTGACCACACCGATCACATTCAGCAATAGCATATTTACCGGATGCAAATGGAGTTGTCATTAAGAACCACCACCAATAAACGCTATACGAGGCACCAACCTCAGTGTAGCCTTTTCCCTATCTTCTTGAGCCGCTAGAGCATACTGTTCGTCATAGACTCTTTTGAGCATATCCAAACGGCCTTGTAGTTCAGGCACCTTCATGGCTATGTAATAGGCTAATCCGGCCGCTACACAAGGCAGGAATCGGAAATTCATATCAGATGTCTGTACACCGGCACCAGCGTCTTGGATGCGGCGCATTCTGTAATACACAAACTGGTACTGCTGTGAGTTATCGGGTGTAGGCCAGACAGTAACGGCAGGAAGTTGGGGCACAAACACCGCAGTTCCACTTGTCTGTGCGGCAGCTGTCGTATTATTCTGGCCACGGAACACCCCGCCCAGCACATTACCGCTGATGTATGTGTAGTAAATGTCTTCAGTGCCTAAACGAATAAATCCAGACCCAGCTAGTCCAACCACCGTACTAAGCGTGATTGATGTGTCGCTTGATGTAATGTTTCCACTAAGTACAGCGGTAGTAGGATTAGTTTCACCAGACAAACGCTGAATCCAAACTTGGATCGGCCTGCCTTGAACCAACTTGTTAGGGATCGTTGCATAAGTAGAAACGCTAATGCGGGTAATGCTCAAGTCTGCTTGAGTAGAAGCGTTATTTGCTTGTGTTCGGATCACATGGTCCAGCAAGTCAATCGTATCTGTAGGCAAAGCGTATGTGGCCAATCCGGGAGTCAGAGTAATAGTCCCTGTCTCAATCGTCCACATATTGATGCCACGATTAGCCCACTCAATGGTCATCAGGTTGAGAGAACGGCGAGCTGTGCGTAAGTCATAACCAGTACGCATCTCACGGCCAGCTCTCTCCCACGCCTCTTCAGCAAGCTCGGTGAACTCCATGTTAAAGGCTGTGGTTCCTGTAGTGGTCATTTCTTAGCCGTCTTTGCAGAATTAATGAACGCTTGAGCTGTAGGCGCGCCTTTAGAACCCGGCTTACGCATCTTCTCTTTAGAGCCAGCTGCGATACGTTTCCTCTTGGCGTTAATGTTGGCATACAAACCAACAGGACCGCCATCGGCGTACTCGGTAAAGTCGGTGTCATCCCTACGCTCTTTGCGTACACCTTTGGGCATCTTAGAGGCGCGCATAGCACCCATTCCACGGCTTGCCATCATGATTTAGCACATCTTTCCGCGAGTTTTACCACGCTCAGCAATACCATCACCACGCTTAGAAGCAGTCATGCCGCCGCTGGCTTTCTTGACAACCTTCTTCTTAGGAGCCGCTGAACCCCCATCTACATCTTGAGGGGGCTTCATGCCTTCAGTGAAGATGCCGCGATTCATTTTACGATCATAGTCGGCCAGCTCTTTGGCTGTAGGACCGCCTTGACGACCACGGCCGGCGCCAGCTTGATCGCGCATACGATCTTCAATCTCCAGCTCCATGTCAGTGGTGCCTTTGTATGTGTATGGGACTTCGGCCATATCAGCTCCTTAACACTTTCCGCCGCCGCGCTTCATCACAATTTGAGTGCCTTTGGTTTTGCCTTTAGTGGCAACGCCATCAGCCGCTTTTGTATAGCCGCCCTTTGCATAGGCCATACCGCCCATGTTTAGTTTGGTCATAGGCGCGCCTTTGTGCAAACGGCCTTCGTGTTTGTTGACGGCCTTCTGCATCATCTTCTTGTCCATTTTTACGTCTTCGTGTTTCATATCGCCACCTTTAGAAAATTTACGGCCTTTATCAGCCTCATTAAACTCTTTACCCACAGACTGTGGGACGCCTGCTTTCTTAGCAAACGCTGGGTTATGAGCCACCGCCGCCATGAAATTATGTTGAGCTTTACTCTTGCTTGGCATTAGATCATCTTTCCACGAGTTTTGCCACGCTGAGCTATTCCATCACCACGACTAGAAGCAGAAACTTTACCGCCACGTTTAAAATTCTTAGGACTCTCTTCTTCTACTTCTCTTCTAAACTTATCGGTTTCCATATCTGATAAACGTTGCTTAGCGCCTGAAGACAGTTCTACCTTGTCTCTATCATTAACTAATTTATCAATTATTTTGCCCAAGCCAGACTTATCAACTATTTTTTTGCCTGCGCCTGTCTCTTCATCAATGTATTGACCAAGTTTTGTACCAGCGCCTAAAGCATGGCCAGCTAAACCAGCACGGCCCATAGAACGCAACATTGCACGACCAGCTGCATCACGTTGTGACACATTACCTAAAGGAGATCTACGGCGTGAATCTGTTTGAGCTGGGCTTTCATTGTTACTTCTAACAATCCTATCCAAATCAGAATTTTGCGAAGCAATAACGTCTTCAAGCAAATTTGGTGTCAAATCTTGTGCGTTTGTTTGGTTAGGCGAACGATAGTCGTAACCTGGTCTTGCTGGTCTATTAAGGCGTCCCATCTTGCGTTCCTTTAAATTTAAACCATTTTCCCACGAGTCTTACCACGTTGAGCAATACCATCAGCGCGTTTAGAAGCGGAAACGTTGCCGCCTTTATTAAACTTTTTGGTCCAGCTCACTCCATATCCCTTGCCAACTTTGGCAGGCGATAACGTGCCTCCAGCTAAAGGCAGGCTTACGGCATCGCGAAGGCTTCTGCCAAGTGATGATGGCTCCCCAAAATTTGGTGTGCCTTCGCTTCTGGGTGGCGGCGGTGGCGGGGGTGGTGCAGGATTTCCATTTGACATGATTAGTTATCCTTTTTGAATAAGCTGGTCAATTTTTGCTTCAAGTTTGTTAAAGCGTTGGTCAATGTGGTTTGTAATGCGGTCAACTTCTGCTTGAGTAACGTTATCACGGGCAACCTCCTCACGGGTTTTGTTGAGCAATATAGTAATACGAGCCAGTTCCCTGAACTTCTCATTCACTATATAGCCCATAACTGACATTAACAGTGTTAATGTGGCCGACCAAACTGTATTCAGATCTAGCATTTCCATTTCCTCAATGCCTTATTGATTCGTGAATCTGGATCTTTGGCTGTTTTTGAGCTGGTATTTTTCTTCTTCATGCCTTCCATCCGGGCACAGAATGAGTCTTTTCGAGCTCCGCCTTCCGGCTGGGGAGGTTTCAAGTTCATGCCTTGCTTTTTGGCGGAGGCGCGACCCTTGGCATTTAAGCCACCAGTCGGACTCTTTCCCTCTTTCCTCTGCCATGCCGGACTCTTAGCCATAGAACACCGTAACTTTTGCCGCATTGGGCGCTGTACCGGGAACCGTAATGTGAATGTCTGTTGTGAACAGAATGCCTTGGCCGGGAATAGGCAAACTGATTGGTTGAGTGCCTGTACCAATATTGAAGCGCAAGCGAATAGTGCCGCTGGCACCCCCATCACGAAAGATAATATCCCCGGCCGTGCCTCCAGAGATGCACTGGTAACCTTTGAGTCGGTTGCGACCAGACACAGCAGTGCCTGTCGCCTCAATGTGCGCCGATAAAACGTCTGTTTGCATACCCATAATCAATCTCCTTTAAAAAAGGGGCCGAAGCCCCCTAGACTAATTAAGCAGTAGCTGGGTTAGCAGCGCCATCAGAACCCTTAACAACGTACTGGCAGGTAACTGTAGCCGCACCGCCACTGGCTGTACCAGCGCAAGCGTAGATCACTTGCACGATCAGGTCAGTAGAACCAACGTTCAAAAGAGTACCAAGTTGCGCGGCAGTCAACGTAGTGGTTGCACGGCCAGTCGCCAAAGGTGTAGTTGTAGCACCACCAACTGTGGCCAATGAAGAGCCACCAGAAGTCTGGATGGTGATTGTGTTACCAGTCGTACCAGCGTAAGCAGTCGTAATGTCAACAAAGAAGTTTATAATCTGTGCGCCAGCTGGGATGACAAACAAAGTTCTAGCGGTTGTATCGCTAACAGTGGTTGCGCCAGTTTGGCAAACAACAGTAGCGCCCATGTTGCGGATCGTGCCAGCTGTGGTGCCTGTTGTGTTTTTAACAGTGCCCAAGAGCCAAGGGCCAAGGTGAGTTGCGAATCCCATGATATTTCCTTACATACAAGTTAAGTGCATCAGTCTGTATGTCGTCAGCCGGGACTGCTTGATGCACCGGATAAGCCCGGATTAATATGTTTATACCACTCAAATAAATACAATGCAACAAAAAAGGGAGCCGAAGCCCCCTTTTTCTTTGCCGCTGATTAAGCACCAGCAGAGCCGAACATACCCAGAGGATCTGACCAGCCAAAAGAATAACGCTCGCGAGACTTGTAACGAACGTTACCAGTGTCGAAATCGCCGTCCATGGAGTTAGCCAAGGGTGAACGAACAAAGTGCTTCATGCCGTTAGGAACGTCTGTGGTCAAGAACCAAGCGTTAGTATCGGTTAAGAAGTGGTTAACGCAGTAACCTTCAGAAACTGAACCGTTGTTCTTAATTGCGTTAATGTCGTTGTCAGTTGTACCAACGCGCAACTCGGTTTCGAGCAGGCGGGTCGCAACGAATTGCAATGAAGAAGGAACAACCAATTTCTTTGGTTTAGCTGCGATCAACAAGCCACGCTCGTCTGTCCACAAGCTGATTTGAATAACGGCGGCTTCCAAGGAAGTCTCGTTTAAGTCGGCTGGTGTAGAGGGAACGTTACTGTTAGTACCGCCATTGATCAAAGGATGTGATGCACTGAACAATGCAACGCCGTCACCACCAGGGTAAGCGCTAGAGAAACCGTTGTTCAACACAGCGGCAGCTTTAACTTGCTTGGTGTATGCCATAGCGCGGGCCAAAGCTTTTGTGTAACGAGCAGACAAAGAGTCATACAAGTTATCTTCGATAGCTTCTTCAGTCAAGCTGAAGCCCAAAGCAATGGTTTCGTGGTTGTATCGAGCAGTCCATGCTTCCTGTGCATTGTCATAGCTGATGGCAGAGCCTTCATTTTTGACTGGTGCGGCAGAGAAGCCAGAGAGTTTAGTCTCTTCTTCGAAGCTACGCTCTGATGTCTCAGTTTCGTAGATCTCTTTGTGCTCTTGATCATAGGTAGCGTACTGCAGACCGAACAAAGCGTTCAGACCGGGGAGCAACTCTTTAAGCAGTTGTGCGCGTGAAATAGCCATGGTAAGTTACTCCTTAAGCAACGTAGTAACGGTGTGCGCCAAAGTTCAGTTTTACCAGAACTTCAGGAGCTTGAACCAATGCAACAGTACCAGCAACTGTAGCTGTAGAAGCCACAACTGTCAGGGTAGTGCTACCAGTAGTCGTAACAGTCGTAGCGGCTGTTAATGACGAACCAGTAAATTGCAATTGACCATTCACCAAATTAAAGACATCCGTACCGATAGGCAAAACTTGCCCAACAGTAAGACCCGAAACAACTAACGAAGTGGTACCAGTACCAGAAACGTAAGTAGCTGAAGTGCTAATTTCTGTATCAGGGACTAAACCCAAGACACGGAAACCACCACCAGATGTATTGGCGGTAGCCGCTACAACTGCGCCAGCACCGTTACCGGTAGAGGCAGAACCAGTCAAAGTGTTACAGGCCATGTTCTGACCAACCAAGATGGAAGATGCAGAAGCAATAGTTGTAGAACCCGCAGCAGCTGTAACAGCGCAACGGAACACTTGGTCAGGATCATCAGCAACAATCGCAGTAATGTCACCAGCAAGCACGTTGCCGGGATAGTACTGAGAAAACTGGCGCTGCTTAGTAGTGGGGTTTGTGTAGTAGCAACCCAAGAACACACCAGTAGTTGTATTGGTTGTGCTCACAGGAACTGTTGCAATTACAGTGTATCCACTAGATGTAGTGACAAAGTCACCATAGTAAATAGCGGTGCCATAGTTGTACTGGATGGGGTAATCCCGAGTTGATCCAGCAAAAACTTGACCGCCAATCAGGCTTACGGGTTTAAAACCGTATGGTGCCGAGACAGTAGGGTATGCCATTTAAGACTCCTAAAAATTAAGTACCTTTACCAAAGCTAGACGAGGATTTATTCTCCCTAAAGAGCGGCATTCTCGGGTCGCTTTGACGCATAAGGCTATTATCTACAGCATCCGTCTGAGCTTGTGTTTGTCTAGCAAAATGATCATTTCGCTGTTGCACAAATTCTTTCGGGGTCTTACAGAGTAACAACCCGCCAATTTCAACATTGTCTTTATATCGACTTGCTGGATCGGCTAACAGTCTAAATTTTGGTTGCTCTTCTAAAGTAACTGGCTCCCAACCTTCACGCAGTTTGCTTGAAAGATTACGAGGGTCAGCTGCATTCAAATTAGCAACACGAATCCAACGATAAGAATAGTCCGGGTGCTTGTCGGGTTCAGGTAGAAGTTCGGCTTGCTGCCACTGTTTAGGACGTTCAGCCATCAATCTATCTTCAAGTTCACGCGGTTTTCTGTTTTCAGCCATTTTCAGGCCTCCATTTCAAGTTTCGCCTTGGCATATTGCTCGGGCGTTAAATTTAATTTTTTAGCCAAGTTCAATTCAGATGGATTCAAACGAACCCTCTTAGGTGACGTTGACCTTGTAGCCGGTGCTACCACCGAGCTTTTGCGCACTGGGCGACTTTCTTGTTCCGCTTCTTCCTCAAATTTCTCTGGGAAACGCTTGCGGATGGTTGCGTCTATCCTGCGGTAATACTCTTGTGATGAAATTGCAACACCTTCTCTCTTTAACCTTTCATGCAGGCCAAGAGCTAAACTTGTCATCTCTTCATCTTCTCCAAACCAAGGGTTTTCCGATTGCCATGCTTGCGCACTTGGGTCTGGACGAACCTGTTGGACTGGTTGTGATTGCATTTGTACAGGAGTTTCTTGCTCTTGTAAAGGCTGTGGCCTAAAGTTTTTAACTTTTTCCACTTTTAGGGTTGCTTGGGTAAGACGCTCTTGCGCTTCCATCACCTTATCAGTATCACCAGAGTCATATGCTTCACGATACGCGCGCTTGGCCTCATTCATCTCCATCTCAACAGCTTTCTGAACTGTAGCTAGTACGTTTTTCTCGCTGTTATTTAGGTTTGACTTCAGGCGCTTGTTCTCTTCCATCACCCGCTGGGCAAATGAGACAGCCTCTTGCTGCTCTCGCAAAGCGTTCTCTTTCTCACGGCGTTCATCGTGAGCCAGCTTCTTCATCTGAATCAGCTTTTTCTTAACCTTGCTAGAGTAATCTTCAAGCTCATCGTTATAAAGCTCTTCCTTTACTTTCTCCGGCAGAGGATCCTTATTACGGTCTTCCTCTGGCGTGTTGTCTTCTACGTCAATGATGATTTGCTCATCAGTTTGATCGTCTTCGGTAGTGACTTTGATGTCATCCTTTTCATCGGGGAATTTAAATTCACTCATGTCGTTCCTTACTTTCTGCGGATACCGCGAGGATCGTCTACTACTCCCTCAACAGAATCGTCATTAATCACACGGAATTCCTTACCGTGAATGACCAGTCGCGTTCCTGAGTTGGGTCTAATCAAGATAAAGTCACCCTTCTTGCAATACGGGCCTGATGGGAATCGGCTTTCGTCTTTATAACAATCTGGGCCCATGTCTACTACAAACAACACAGTAGTCAAGGTTTCCTCAATCATGAGAGTTTCTTCCGCTTTTACGAGTCCGGACTCTCCATATTCCTTCTCTATCTCCGGGATAGCACAAAGGATTCTGTAACCAGATGGGCGGGGAAGTTGTTTAGCCTTCTCCTCTGGCTTTGTGTTCAAGATCTTGGATAAATCCACTGCCTTGGTAATGTCGAGATTTGAAATCTCATTCGTCATCGTCATCGTTAACAACTCTTTCCTGTAGGTCTATGATGTATAAACGTGCAGTGAGTAGACCTTTAACCTCTCCGCACATCTTCTTGTACTCCGCATAATCATCAGCCTTGCCATCAGCTATTGACATTTGGAGTTGGGATACTTTGTCATCTATCTTTGAAGCTAGAAGTTTTAGATACTTGTCGATCATCTGTTGTTCCTCATCATGTCAGCCAAGAGTTTGTTCTTCTCTGATTGGGCGTCTTGAGCCAGTTCCATCTGATCTTTCTGTACAGTCGCCTGAATCCGCGCCATATCAATCTCCTTCTGGGTCATGATCCGCTCGCGTTCAATCTGCTGTTGTGACTGCTTAAGCTGGGCGTCAGTCGCATCTTTCTGAACCTTACGCTGTGCCTCTTGTCCCTTAATCTGCAATTCAGCCTGCTGGATTTGGATAAGAGGATCTTGTGCCAACTGCTGGGCTTGCTCTTGCTGGGCCTGCGCTTGGTTGGCCTGTAACAACTGGACACTTGCCTGTGCAACCAGTTGAGACAACTGAACTTCTACATCATCAGGCAACTGCTTGTTAGGCGCTGGGAGCGGCACACCCATTTGTTTCTCAATCATTGTTCTATAGTAGAAGCCTAAGTGTTCCGCAATGTGAGCCTGCAATGCAGCCATGATCTGGTTGGCCTGTGGGCTCTGGCCTATCGTCTTCATTATCACGGGGTCCTGCATGAACGTCTGGTGCACAGCAATGTGAGCTTGTTGGTCTTGAGTGATAAATGCTTTCAATGGTTCTCCCTTCAATACAGCCATGTTCTCGCTGATAGGATCTTTTGGCATCTCATCATCAGGCAACGGCACCAACTTATCAGCGTGTTTAACTCCCAACACATCCAACATCTGGCGGTGTAATTGAGGTAAGTTGTAAATCTGAGGAGCTTGCTGGGACAGCTGAATCACAGCTTGATACTGGACAATCTTCTGGGCCATCGTGGCCGCATTAGGATCGCTCACAGGAATAACATCAACTAAGTCGTAATCAGACTTCTTGGCTTTGCGGGTTCCTTCTTCAGGCTCGTAAGAGTATTCATCGGGAGTAAAGTCGCGGATGATATCTCTGAGAAGTGCCAGCTCTTGCTTAAACGAATAGTGAATACGCGCCTGAACAGCTGTCATCACTTTAAGCGAACGCTCAAGGATGGCCAGTGTCGTTCCCACTGGAGAGTTAGCAGACATATCAGCCACTTGGATGTCAGCGGCAGACGCAAACTTACGGCCTTCGTCAACAATCTTGTCTAGCAAAGAAGCCAATACCTGTGATGGCTCCTTATAAGGCAACGCCATGATATTGTCGGCAATAGTCCCGCTTGGTACGTCAACATCGCGCCACTCAGCTGGGCCAATCGGTGTATCGTCACCTTTAACCCGTAGGCCGCGAGTCTTAAATCCACCGGGCAAGTTGGCCAGAGTCCCTGCGTCCACCAGCTGTCTCAGAATAGACGTACCAGACTTGGCAAATGCTCCGACTAAGTGAATCAGACCAAAACAATAGAATCCAAAGCCGGGCACATAACCATAGTGAACGTAGTGCTGGCGCTTTGTGTGTAACTTATCGCCTTGCTTCCAGTTCCTGCGGATAGCCAGACACTTCATGCTTCCATGTTCAATGGTCACGATGTAAGGTAGGGCAATACCCGTGGGTTCTCCGTCTTTATCTTTGTGCTCGTAACCTGGGATGTCCAGATCTACGTTAATCTCAAGAAGTTTATAGCGGTCGTCCGACAAAGCGCGGAATCCCATCTTCTCGGCAATCTTTTTCTCCACTTCATCCAACATATTATTGGGTTCACCCAAGTCAATGTCAGCATAAAAGCCCGCAACCTGTAGTTTTCTCAGCTCATTCTCAGTCTTACGCATAACGTGCGTAACACGGGGGGATGTCTGGATATTAGACGCTCCATAAGGCACAACCAAATCTTCAGCCGGCACAAAAATAGACGTTTGCCTGTCGAAATTTGGGTCAAAGTACACTTTCTTAAAAGCATTACCAGACAATCCCAGTCCCCAGACCATCCTTTCGTGCTCTGGACGGAACTCAGTCATCACATCAGTCAACTGATAGTTCATATCGTCTTGAACACGGGTCGCAGCGTCTTTTTTCTCGGGGGTTTCTTTGCCGATAATCTGGGTCTTCACAGGCCCAGCGGCAGGGAAGGTGCTCATCATGATCTCGGCTTGGAATTTCACCAAAGCTTCTGACAATAACGGGTGATAAACCCCGCAAGCACCAATCCAAGGGTCAGCTCTCTCTTCGATCTTCATCCCTAAGAGCTCTAAACCGTCTACATACGTCTGCATCCAGTCTTTTCTTGAGTTAATGTCATCGTCATAGTCACTAACAAGGTCAGTCACTATCCCAGTCACCACTGAATCATCAAGAATTTCAACTAAGTTAGCGTCAAAATCCTCATCATCTTCGCCGCCAATCTGAATTTCCACACCATCCATGTTAATTGTTACCTCTTCAGGGTCAACAATCTCGATCTCAATACCTTGATCGTCTTCTGTTTCAGGCATTAGGGACTCAATACCCTCTGGTGCGGCGTAAAGTGATTTTTCAATGGACATATTTATCCTTAGTAGTAAGAAACCTTGCGTCTAAACGAGCGAACTTCGTCCTCTTCGTCAGTCTGCAAGCGTATAAACCCGCCTTTTCTGAACCTTATCAGAGCCTGTGTAGATGAGTCAACCAAGTCATCATGGTCAGAGTTTGGAAACGCAGCCATCTCTTCCATCAACTCATCAGCCCAGCGCGTAGCCGGCGCCCAAACTTTACCACTGGCAAACAAATCAGATACAGAATTGATCCTCACCATCTTATCATTACCCCTAGATGGCGTAAACTCCTGTACAGGTATCCCCATCGCCCGTAATTCATAAATCAATGGCGCTCCTGAAGCCTTGGCCTCAACAATAAACGCATCTGGTTCCCACTCTTTATAGTGGTTAAACGCCTTCTCTTTAAGTTCAGGGAACTCCATCCTCTTCTTAAACGCATCTAACAAAATAATATTCGCATCATTCTGGTTCTCATTCAAATAGAACACCCCCCAAGTTGTACACGCCGAGTAATCTGACCTTTCGTTCTTCGTAAACGCCGTATCCCAAGACTGGATCACAAACTCACACTTAGGCGGGTCTTCTTCTTTCCACTCTTTCCACCACTCCCTCTTAACGATAGCACCCTGCTCACTCGTGGGGCTTTGTTGATATTGCGCGTTCCACTTAGACGCAGGCAGTTCGGACTGTAGGGCTTCAAGTTCTTCTAAGCTCCAGAACTCTGGCCACAGGGGTTTACCGCTTGGTAATATCGCAGGGAAGTCAATCACCTCCCAGTCGTCATTACCGTCTTTCTCTATAGAGGACTGAAGGATCCTTCCCGTCAAATCCCTCTTAGCCCAGCGCGTCATCACGACAATGATCGCTCCTCCAGGCTGGAGTCGTTGCCTTGGCCCAGAGGTGTACCACTCGTAGACTTTATCAAAGACAGATGGATCACCAGAGGCCAAGGCAGCTTCTTGTTCTGAGTGGGGGTCGTCAATGATCAGTAGATCAGCACCCTTACCAGTCACCGTACCTCCGACACCAATCGCAAAGTATTCCCCGTTCTTATTCGTAGACCAACGGCCGGCCGCTTTGCTGTCTGACCTCAGATTAACATTGGGGAATATCTTAGAGAACGGCTCACTGGCCACTAAGTTCCTGACCTTACGTCCAAAACCTACGGCGAGCTCCGCAGTGTTCGAGCACTGGATAATCTTCTTACTAGGGTCCCGTCCTAAGAACCAAGCCGGCAACATATACGAGGCGAACTCAGACTTTGTATGCCGTGGTGGCATATTGATGATCAGTCTCTTTATCTTCCCAGTCGCGATCTCTTCGAACTTCCTAGCCATTACCTTGTGATGCCGCCCGTCAATAAATCCCGGCCACATCGCATGGGCAAACTTAATGAAATCATCAAAGGCCTCTTCTCTTTGTTGGCTGGCTTCTAATGCATCTAAGTCGTCAAGGTAAGAGGCTTGTTCGTTAGAAGGCATCTTAAAGAAAGTCTCAGCAGCTTCCTCGGCTTCTTCTCTCGGGAGGTTCAAAGCAAACATCACCCTCCTGACAAACAAGTCAATCTCTTCTTGCTTCTCCAGTTGTTGCTTTTTGTTCAAGGAAGGTTCCTCAATCTTAAATAACTCGGCCTAACACTCCGAGCAGAATTCTTCGCCCGCCGGCATATCCCCAACTCACAAAGCTTCTTCACCACTCTATGAACATTCCCCCGCCCCCTATCCCCAGTATGAAACATGATGTCATCTATAGAAGGCCCATATCCAAAGTTCCTCCAATACTCATCTATCACAAGAAATACAGTCCTCTGCTTCTCAGTCATACACGCCCCTATACACGCTTCATACGTCTGTTTAATCGGCTCTTTATTTAATCTCATTGTAAGTTTTCGTTAAGCTTCACATTAACAGCTGTTAATGTCAGAAAAATATACCCCCCACCACTTTCTATAGGAAAACACATAGGGGGGGTCATTCCTTATCAAAGTCCAATACTTGGTCTGGGGATTTTTGTACACCCCCACCCTCGTTTTTATTTGGTGATTGGATGTCAGAACCTAACGATTGAATGTCAGAAACAGTATGTATATGTCCACCCATGTGCACACCGCCCGCAGGCGCGCCCACCCCTGCCGTGGGTGCGTCCACAGACCCATCAGCAAGGCCGTCACCCCGAATTTCCTGCAGCAATGTGAGCCCATCGTCCTGCTTGGCCATCACATCGGTCACCTTACCCAGTCGTTCAAGTAGTCTGGTTCGTATATCCGAGCTCTTGTGTACTACGACACTCTCCTTGCGTTCTAGGAAAGCTCCGACCTCGAATAGGTTACCGATTAACTGTAGTGCCTTCATGCGTTGTGCAGGTGGGAAGTCCTCATCAAGTGAGTGCTGGACAAGTTGTTGCACCAGTAATGCCTTCAGCTGTACAGGGGTTCGATGTTTCTCTGCCTCTAAAGCCAGTTGGTAGGCCTCGACCTCACGGGCAATCCGAGGGTCACGCATTAACTTATAAGGTTCTGTATTGATTGTGGCCTTGCTTGGCTTGGCCTTATGGCTGACCCTATATGCTTGAGCCTTACTCTGACCCAATGCAATAGCACGGGCGAATTCTCTTTGCTTACTGGTGATCTTGGGTGTCTTACCCTCACTTGAGCTCAGTAGAGTCTCTATCGGAATGGTATCCAGACCTTCCTTGATCTGCGCGCGAGTTAGTTTTTGTGGCATGGTGTTTTCATGGGTATGAAATAAGAATCCCGAACATAGCAGACCTTACTGGTCTTTGCAAACCAACACGGCCTACGAGCTCCATCACGCGATGTTTGTCCAGCACCTAAAAATAATTTATAAAAACATGAAAAAAAGTATTGACAATGCAGCACATGAATAATGTAATAGCGATTCATGTGTTAGTTTATTAAGTTTAAGGAGTTAGTTAATGAAGCCCCTCTACCTTATTGCTTGCAGTAACAAGAAGCTAGACCGCCCTGCACAGGCGCGTGATCTCTACCAAGGACAAGCCTTCAAGTTTGCTATGCGAGTAGCAGACCGCGCGAATGCTGAAGTATGGATACTCTCTGCCGAGCATGGTCTTCTGCGCCCCGAAGAAGTGATCGCGCCCTATGACCGCGCCCTCTGCAATATGACAAAGAAAGAACGCGCCAACTGGACGCGCCTGACCAAAGCATTACTCAAGACAGTCAATGCACAAGACCGCGAGATCACAGTCCTTGCAGGAGCTCACTACGCGACCGCAGTCGAAGGTTTCCCCAATGTCCGATTACCTCTCAAGGGTCTAGGTATCGGTCAACAGTTACAGACCCTCAAACAATTAGGAGAGTAAGAGTGATCACCATAACCATTGACACCAATAACTCAGCATTTGAGGACAACCCTCGCGAGATGGCTGAACTACTTGAACGTCTTGCGAACTATTACAGGGCTAATGAAGTCCTGCCTGATTCCGCCCGCGATTCCAATGGCAACACAGTCTGCCACATCACACAGGACGACCTATGACAAACCTTGAACAGAAGTACATCGAAGCCCAGTTGATCAAGGCCATCCCTCTGCCACCACAGGATTGTGGACAGATCAAGATCAAACTGTACTCAGAACTCGGTCAGTCGAACTGGCTGAACATTTCCCCCGAAACCCTTAAGAAAATTGAACTGGCCTTACTGGAGGACGCATGAAATATTACCGCCACACAATGACCCTGCGCGAGGAGCTCCTGCACCAACGCAGACAAGAACGCGCACAAGCAGGGTATGACCTTTTGCTCGCGCTGTTTGTCTGCCTCTCAGTCTGCTTTATCAGCGTTATGGTGCTCTCATGACCGAAGCCCAGTTTGTCAAGACCGAACACGAATTGATTGAACTGGGCTATCGCTATGAGCGAGCCCCAGTCCAAAAGTCTATCGCCATTCATCAGACCTTCAGCAATCTACTTCAGCAATACCCCATTTACCGCGACCACTTCAAATACTTGTTTGAGCAAGGCCGCAAAGAAGCAAGGAGCAATTAAATGAACAAGACCCCACACGAAATCGTCCACAAGGAGTCAGGACGCATCATTGGCACCTACCCCACATGGGACAAGGCCTATGAAGCCTATGGCCAACTTGGCTATGAGCAGACTGATCATGCTATCGGTGAAGTCGATACACCTTATCTTGAACGAGTCAGACAGTCTGACGCAGAGTGCAAGGCCTATTTAGGCCGCTATGAGGCTATGCGGATTAACAGGGGTGAGCCCCCAAAGGAGATCACGCGCCAAAGGTTTTGGGAATTGCTTGAAGTCCTTATGCCAGCTGACTGGACGCAAGCAGGGTCAACCGAGTCCTTCCGAGTCATTGAGTGCCAAACAGATGACCTCTTCACATGGTGCGCCCGAATCGGTGATCGCTACTTTGAAATGATTGCGCCAAAGAAAACCTCACACATCCAAATTATCAAACTTGCCAAGGAGAAATTATGAAAGTTAACTTCAAGGATATACCCATCGGTACATCATTTATCAGCAACGGAAACTTCTGCACCAAGGTTTCAAACCGAACGGCCGTCCTTGTCCAGTACATGAGGACGTTCTATTTCAAGGCAAACGAACAAGTGGAGATCGCAAATGAAAGTATTTGAACTAATCGAAAGCCTACAAAAGCTGCCCCCACACTTGGATGTTCTGATCTGGGACGCAGGGAATAGGTCGGGCATTGCAATGGTGGATGACGCATTCATTCATGACGAGCAATACCCATTCGTTGAACTCAACACAGATACGGACGATGAAAAAATTACATTCATAGTTCGCAATCACAACGGCACCGAATTAGGCCAATTTGACACAAGGGACAAGGCAGTCGAAGAGGCCAAGTTTTACCGCGAGCAAACAGGAAACACCACATACATCGAGGAGCAATCAGCATGATCGAATCTAAACACCGCAACACATTTGATCAAGACAATCATGTTATTGATATTGGCAAAGGGCAGGAATATGGTTGTGTCCGAGTGACAGTAGCGAACAACGAATTCATAGTTACTGTTCACGACCAGTTTGCACGCGAGATCAAACGCGATATTTACCCCATCAAACGCAATTTGACTGTAGAAGAAATTGCCTTTATGGACGCATACCAAAGCAATGTTAGCGGTGCACCGCCTCATGTAGTTGAAGCATTCTTACGCGCTGAAAGTCATGACCAATTCTGCGAAGAATATGGACTGGAATACTACTCAGGACTGGCAGACGCTAGAGGGGTCTGGCAGGACGCGCTGGCATTCGCCAAAGACCCTGCCTACTACGCAAAGTAACGCCTGAAGCCCTGCGAGTCAGGGTTTTGGGCGGGATTTTCCGCACATTCGTCCTTTAACTTAACTGGAGAAACAAAATGCCAAATTGGTGTGCCAACTCATTGAAACTTGTTGCTACTACTGCTGAGTCCGAGAAGAAACTCGCAGAGATCGTGCAGGAGCTCGCGCGAGCAAAAACGGCAGGAGAGAATGCCGAAATTTTTAAACTGATCAAACCCATTCCTGAAGCCCTAATGATCACATCTGGGTGGTTAGGCAAGGATACCCCCGAACAGGCCGCCCTTGAGCTCGCACAGGCAGCGAACCTCAAAACCTATGGGTACGCTGACTGGTATTCATTCTGTACTGCCGAATGGGGCACAAAGTGGGACGCTAAAACCGCAGAAGAAGATGTGCCGTACATCCTCGCAGACAACCAAGTGACTATCTTCTTTGATACCGCATGGGCACCGCCAATGCAGATCTACTATGCCCTCGAGGATATGGGATTCAAGGTCGAAGCCACTTACATCGAGCAGGGCATGGGCTATATCGGTTTCTACACAGACGGGGTAGATACTTGCGAAAAGATGGAACAGTTTTACACCGCAGATGTAGAACAAGACGAAGACGATTTTCCAGTCATCAATCACAAGGTTGACCAGTACTTTGAACGCAATGGTTTCGACCATATGCCCACTAACTTTGGCGGCTGACATTAACAGGTGTTAATGTGAAACTGACTGGAAACTTACAAATGATTTTAGATACACCCGACCAAATTCAAATGGCGCGTATGTTGACCCTGCGTAAAGGACTGCAACTTGAGATCAAGGGAATGCGTCATTCGGGCAGGAGCTGCTACTCCATTATCAAAAAAGAATTCGACCTGACTGGGACACGCGCCCAAGTGCTAGAGAAATTTGAACAACTTATCCCAAACCTCAAGGAGATCACAAATGGAAGTCGTTGAACTACAAATATTCCAGTTTCATGAGCTGGACGAGCAAGCCAAAAACAAGGCGCGTGAATGGTACAGGTACGACATGGACTATCACTGGGGTGACGAATCACTTCAGTCCATTCAAGCATTCTGCGACCACTTTGGAATCCGCCTTATCACATGGAGTGTTGCCCCCTACTCCTCACCTGACTATCACGCAGACTACTTTAATTCCCACTTCAGAGGGATGAAACTAAAGGACTTTGAACGCGACCATATGCCCACAGGCTATTGCCTTGACTGCGACCTATGGATGACCTTCTATGACGAATTTAAACGCACAGGAAGTGCCAAGACTGCATTCGACAAAGCATTGTGGGCAGGATTCATAGCATGGCGTAACGACATGGAAGCCCAGTTAAAAGATGATTACATTGACGATCACATCCAGATCAATCAATGGTCATTCACCGCAGAGGGCAAGTATTACCCTCATTGGCCTAAATAAACCCTCGCAGGGAGTCGGAGACTGCAGCAGTCCCGATTCTCTGCTCAGCATCGTTAAAGTCCTCACCAGCCTCGCCTAACCAATAGTGCGGGGCTATTTTTTTGGCAGTCGCTATCCCCATTGGGTCATTGTCTGCGATCACCAACGGGTCACGCAGATTCTTAGCGACCTCAAGCATATTCCCTGCTGAGAAACACACATGGATGGTGTATCTTTCCCGAAGATGTTTCATTGCCCTTCTCACCGACATTCCAGTCGCAAACCCCTCGACCAAGATGTTCCTGCCCTTGTTGTCAATGACCAGGCTTGCACCTTTTGTGCGCTGACCCGAAAGAAATCGTTTTGTGCCATCCTGCGCGATCAGTTGACAGCCAACTAAATTACCCAAAACCCTCATGGGCAAAACCAACAGATCATTCCAGATCAATCCCTTGTCCACAAAACCCTTGCGAACTAGGTAAGGGTGTTGGTCTTTAACAGAGTTATTCACAATGTATGCCGCCCTTTGTGCCGCCTTTTTCTGACGCTGTTCGTGCTCTTGTTTGGCAGCCAACATTTTCTTGTGTGCGTTCGGGTCAGGAACAAACGGCTCTTCCGATTTGTAAAGGATGTGCTTGTCGTGTACTGCGAAATTGATAAGGGCACCTTTGTGGCCATCGAAAATGTACGCGCCATTCTGTTTTCTTGGATGGTCTTCAGTCCCCACCCTCACCCAACGATCAAGGACTAAGTCTTTAATGAGCAGACCATGAGCTCTTGCAAAGTCTTGAAAGCTCATTTGTTAGCCTTTGATTTTGCCCACGCAATGTTGCGCGACTTGATCCATGAGCTGGTCTTTGAGCTCGTTGCCAACGGGTTTGTATGAAGCCCCCTCGGGTACGCGCCATACCTTTCCTTGTACTTGTGAGCTGCCCAGCCATCCTTGTATCCACGCATACGAGAGAAGTAAATTAGCTCAGAATAGAACTTCTGATTCTCGGTTAACAGCTCGCGTTTGGTTGTCTCTAACTCTGTTAATTCACCCGGCACATTCAAGATTTGCTTCATGGCCTTTTCAAAGCCACATTCACCGCATTGCCGACCTGACCAGACCCATAAAGCACCACAAGCAGGGCACTTTGAGTCCTTCTTTTCCTTTTCTGGCGGCTCTTTCTTCGCTGTTTCTGCCCCGTTTGTGAGCTCTGTCACGCCTTCTTCGAACAAAGTGTCCCATTCTTTTCGGAATCTCAGGTAGTTTCCTGAGTGATCAAGCCACAAACCAAAGTCTTTGCCATCGTAAGGACGCATAATCCGCCCCATTTGTTGCACATGACTGCTAAAAGACTTGGAAAACGGCCTCGCAGACACCCCTATCATCACATCAGGGACGTCAAAACCTCTAGTCAGTATGTCAGTAGCCACCAGACCATTGATTAGCGTATCTGGGCGCGCAAAATCCTCGATTGTTTGGGCTTTGAACTCATCATCTTCCAAATAACTGATCGAAACAAAGTTATATCCGGCCTCTCCAAACTGCCTAACCAAGTCCCTGCCGTGCTCAACTCCCGAGCAAAACACAACAGTCTTCCTTGGCTTGCCAAACACTTGCATGGTCTTGTTGATCCATTCTTGAACAATGTCACCCGTGATCTTCATGCCTCGGTGTGATACCTCATCAGCCGACCATTCGCCAGCAACTAACTTAGCCCCCGTCATGTCAATCTCTTTAGCGATAAAGATCTTTAACGGTGTTAACCACTTGTCCTCGATCAGCTCACCAGTAGGTTTAGCGCCAACCACATTCGTGTACACATCCCCAAGGCCATTCGTAAAGGGAGTAGCGGTCAGGCCAATCACTTTCATCTTAGGGCGATCTTTGATGAACTGGACGATCTGCTTACGCTGAACGTGGCACTCGTCAATGATCAGCATCGAGACTTCAGGGAAGTTATCGCGCTTTTCCAACGTCTGTGCGCTGCAAACCTGAATCTTTTCGTAAGGACGATAACGCCAATGGTCTGCCTGCATCACCCCATGAGGGATCTTGTAGTTTCCAAGGCGCGTACTGGTCTGGTTGACCAACACAATCCTATCCAAGATCATGGCCACGTTCTTGGATTGCTTGGCTTGTTCGAGCATGATGGCCATGGCCACCTCAGTTTTCCCAAAGCCAGTCGGAGCATATAACAACTGGCTTCTGTGGCCATTTAGAAACCCTTGGGCGAGCTTCTCCACAACTTCCGCTTGGTGCGGTCTTAATTCGAGCATTTGATTCTCCTGCTGGGATACCGCCCAGCTTCGGGTTTAAGCCTTTTCTGCCTTCTCAGCACGTTTCTTCCAGTAGTTGACTTGCTTGATCATCTCAGCATTCTTACTCTGGAACTCATTACGGGACTGGGTCATTGTTCGGAGTTGGAACTCCAGGTCTTTGACTTGCTCGCGCAGCTCTTCAATCGTTTGCTTAACTTCCTCACGGGCTTTCTCTGATACTGGCAATGACTTGACCGCCAACATATCCTTGAGCTTTGCGTTCTCCTCTGCCAACGCTGTGTGCTCGATGGCCATCTCTTGGAGCTTGTCCTCTTCGGTGTACTCAGGCTCTGGAGGGGGTGCTACTGGCCGGCCAGCCTTGGATACGTCCATCTTGCGGCCATTCTTGTCCACGCGAGTTGCCCTCTCAAGACCCAAAGCCTTACGAACACGGCCAACAGTCATTGACGATACATCGCAGATGATTGCAATCTCTGTGTCTGTCTTCTCTCCAAGCTCAATATCCTCAAGGGCGAGCTGGACAACGTAACGGCGCTCATCTGGTGAACGTGGCTTACCATGCTTACCATTTGCCTTTAAACAAGCCAAGAAGGCATCGCGCTTGGTGCCTTGATTGATGTTGGCCTCGATCTCTGTGAACCCTGCGCGTTTGTGTGCATGGAATCTGTGAAAGCCATCACTAGGCCAGTAAGACTTACCGTCAAACCACAGATCAATCGGGGGGAACTTGTCTTTGCCTTCGAGCAAGATCTCTGTGTAATGCTGAACCATTGGCTCGTCAATCTCTTTACGGGGCTGAGTGCCACCGTCTAAACGAATCTTCTGTAGTTGAACTTTCATTGTTTTCCTTTTGTTGTTAATCTTGTTGATCGTTGTGAGGGCGAGCATTGTTTGAATAGCTGTCCCGTTGTTCATATTGATGATCGTGAATATCCAAGAAAAACACAGTATCACCCTCAAACCTGACAGTTTTACCTCGATATGTCCATACAGATTTTTGTATTGCAGTGCCCTTACTCACAAACTCCCTGCCCAATTCGGTAATCTTCCAAACCCCATTCAGTCTGCTGCCGCTATCCCGATAGCATGGCGCGACCAAACTCCAGTAACGAAGCTTTTGAAAATTGTCCCATTGGTTTCTAGTTAACTTTAAATTTTTGATGTTGACTTCAGCATTTGTCAGATACAACCGCCACAACCCAGTAGCCAAGGCTTTACTAAATGAGTGCTTGTATTCAACCATTTTGGCATTGCAATGCTCGCAATACTTTGATTCCTTCATCGCTTCATACTCCTTACATAGATGGCAAAGCTTGCCGTTGTGTCTCCACCATTCTTCATGGCTTCAAATTCCTTAGCCACCTCCTCCAGCACTTGGTTGCGCTGAGAGGGTGATACATATATCTCGTTCTCTAGTTGGGTTTCAACCATCTGACGTTTACGCCAGACCAGCGCCTTCTCCCATATGCTTAAATCCAACTTGGACATGGAATTCCTTTCATTTCTGGAAATGCTTTATCTACGATTGCTTGAATTCTTTCGCGAATAATTCGCTTCTCTTCTGACGCCCTGATGATGGGCATCAAAATCCATTTGTACTGGTTGTTGGCCTTGATCTTAGCCATGATCCGGCGGCGGTTAGTTCTAATCTTCAAGTGTTTTTCTCCTTCAGCTTAGCCTCGATGGCTTCGGCATAAACTTTAAATGTCGGAGGCATCTTGTACTGGCTCATTAACAAATTGACCGCAGTAGCAACATCAACAGATCGCAAAGCTTCAAGCCTTTCCGCATCTGTCAAGCCCACCCAAGGGCGAACGTAGTCTTGAATGTCATCGTCATCCATACGCTTTTCAAAGTGATACGGCTGACCCTTCTTTCTCTCGATCTCACGCTCTAAGCGCTCGAACTCGTCATCTTCCTCGGTGTGAATCATGCTTCCTCCTGTAGTGATATTGGAATGTAAAAACAAGCTTTGCTCTTGCTGTCCTGCACATTAACAACGCCGTTACCGCGCGTCTGCTCTGGGTGATCTAGCCAGCGCTTGCAGTTCTCGCACTTGTCGCTCGGACTGACTGGTTTACAACGGGTGTATTCACTTGATAGAGGAGTCATCATTCCTCTCCTTCAGCATAGCGTCTGCCATAGAGTAGGCATCCATTGCAAGTCCATCCATCCATCCATTTGGATCAGTTAAATCCAAATCTTTTGTTAAGAAGGTGGTCATAAGAGCTTGCATAGCCTTGGCTGCCATGTAATCCCTGAGATCCATGCCGCCATCACCGCCTACAGCTGTGACACGCGCTTCATCGTTAATGCTGAATGTGGGTGTTGGAAATGCTTTCATAATTGCCCCCTTGCTGGAATGGCGTCATACGCCTCCTCCAATACCATCAAATGTTTAGGTTGGTACCAGCTACAAATCTTTTCTTTTTCTTTAAACGTCAACAGCTCAAATTCAACTGGTGGATATTTTGGGTCGGTGTTGTACTTGATGCGTGTGATGATGCCAAACAAGTCTTTGGGTAGCGGTCCGAATGAATCGTGGATGTAAACCAAGTCGCCAACTTTCATGCTTGTCCCCTTGCTAGGATGGCGTCACGGTTATCAATGCAAGCCGCCCATGCCGACTGCGCTGTTGAAGTTTTTTCAAGCTTCTCATACACATCAGCGTGTTTCTTGCAGACTTCAGCACACGCCTCACGTTCGGCAGAAGCGACAAGGGCGGCAAACTTTTCTAAGTCTTCCAGATATGTGCATGAGATATAGGCTACATCAAACTCAGTAATAAACTGCGCTTCTTTTTCTGACAACCATGCCTCTCGTGCCATGCGAATAATGTCTTCTCTGTTCATACGTGACTCCAAAACAAAATGATCCCACCAATAATCACAATAAAGAATATCGCAACCACTGGCCAGACTGGCTCTTTACCGTATGGTCCACTGATGGGATCGCTGTCACAGTTAAACGCTTCATGCATCGTGCGTGGAAAACGCTTTGTCGTATCGTTCATACCTACCTCCTGTGTTAAGAATATAACTCATGAATCAATCACAAGTCAACTGTTATGTTACCAACTAAACTCCCTCTTACCCGTTGACCCTCCCTCCCCCACTGGGAGGCTAAAGGACCAACGTCTCTTTATCAAGGAGCTATGCCCAGTTGTTAAGTGAGCTACCGGCCAGCCAAGCCGCCCTCCCCTGAGATCCCGATAAGGTCAGTTTTCACCGGCCTTAACGATCAACTCCCAGCGTACTAGGGTATGTGTCTTTACGACAGCCTTGTTTATCCCGTTCGATTACTCTACTAGGAGGTGCGGGTCACACCGAGGTTCTGTGTTTCTTGAGTTCAGCCCATACAGGCCATTAGCTAACGCGCTCTGACGGCTGCGTGTGGAGGGTGAGACTGGGACTGCTCACATGAAGCAGTGTATTCAAAACTTACATTTCGCTCTTTAGGAGATATGCCGGCGCTAACCCGTCACACAATCCCAGTCTCAAAACAAAAAAAGCCACTTAAGTGTGCGCTTCGGTAGTGACCTTGCCTAATGACTCTCCGACCGAAAGCATTAGGTAAAGCGAAACGCACATCTAAGTGGCCTAATCCATTGCTCACTACAGCAACGCCTCGTTTATATCAAAAAAAATCAACCAATGTCAACAAGACTACATTTATTTTTACTTGGCAAGGGAAAAAGTACTTATTGCCGGTTTCCACATTAACACTGTTAATATAAAAAAAGCCCCAAGGGGTTAGCTCGGGGCTTAAAACAAAGGAGAGTGGCAACTGCAAAGAAGCCGGTGCCATTCTACAACTCAATCCCCGTAGAATGCAATGAAGGCCGCATCTGCATAAGCTTGGCCAGCTCCCTTCTTATCCAGATCTCTCCAATCAGGCCATGTCTGGATGGCTAATGTTCGTGACGCATCTTTATTTTTACCAACAAGACCCGCGCGCTTCTTCCAAGACTGAGGTGTAACCATTCTCACAGGCAGCCTAAATGCGCCCAGTACACCTTGGATCACGCCAGCGGCATGGCCAAACGAGAACATCGAGGCCACTCCTTGCCCAGGCATACTGCCCACCTGTTCTACATACACAACAGTCTCTATATCAACATAAATAGCAGTGCGAATGATCGAGGCCAACGCATAAGGATTCACTCTGTTAGCCGCACCAATTTTCATAGTCGGCATCCTGTGCCACTTTATTGGTACATCATTTTCAAAAATGACGATTGCACCTGACAGGCCGGGGTCTATTCCAATTTTGATCATATTTTCTTTCAAAGGTATTGCAAGACATGAATTAATGTGGGTACAATGTGTTGCCCATTATAACCAAAGGAGAGTTAAATGCAAAGGAAAGAGTTCTCATTTCAAGTGGAAGGTATCACGATCTGCTTCGTACAGTTGTACAACGATTGCTGGATTTGTAGTCTGCCCAACAGTACAGCCGACAGACTTAGCCGAAGGCTTTTGGGATCGGATCTTCCTGTTGATCAACTGGGTGTTCCAAGAAGAATAAGGAATGTTTTTATAGCCGAAGACATAAACACAGTCCATGAGTTAATTCAGAGAACTGAAAACGAAATGATGAAGATTCCAAACTTCTCTAAAGTTTCGCTCAAGCAGTTAAAAGAAGCGCTGGCTGTATTTGGATTTGAACTGAGAAACCCAAACAAATGATCATCACAAACAAATACAACCTACCGCAGACCTTCGTGAATATCATGAAGCGGCCTACCTACTCTAAGGGTAAGGCCAACATCTCAGCGACAGAGCTGCTGAACTCACCGCGCATTGTCCAGCTACGCAAGCTACACGAAGACAAGATCGAGACAGACGTTACAGAGATGGTCTGGTCTATCTTTGGCACGGCCATCCACGGCGTCTTGGAGCACGGCAAGGACGAGAACCACCTGATCGAAGAACGCCTACACGCTAACATTGATGGCTGGTCTATCTCTGGCGCTATTGACTTGCAGATTGTCAATGAGGACGGCACAGTCACTATCAACGACTACAAGACTACGGGCGCTTGGTCTGTGATGAATGAGAAGATTGACTGGGAGTATCAGCTCAACATCTACGCTTGGCTTGTGGAGCACGTTAAGAAGACCAAGGTTTCCAAGCTAGAGATCGTGGCTATCATCCGCGACTGGTCACGCAGAGATGCAGCCATCAAGGCCGGCTATCCTGATGCACCAATCAAGGTGATCCCGATCCAGCTGTGGCCAATGGAAGAGCGCGAAGCCTTCATTCAGAAACGAATCAAAGAACACTCCAACGCTCTATTTGACTTGGAGACAGGAGATGAACTGCCGTATTGCACACCCAACGAGACTTGGGAGAAGCCAACGACATACGCAGTGAAAAAGATTGGTAACGTCAAAGCTAGGAATGTTTGCGCTACTGATGAGGAAGCTCAAGCCAAAGTGGCTGAGTATGGGAAGGATTACGAGATAGAAGTTAGACAGGGTGAGAGAACGCGATGCGCGAACTTCTGCTCTGTGAACGCCTACTGTAATCAATACAAAGAGTATTTATCAACAAAGGAAAACAATGTCAGTTCATAAGAAACTTATGGCGGCTCGGGTCAAGCTTCAGTCTATACAGATGAAGAAGTCTGGCCTAAACAAGTTCGCCGGCTACTCATATTTCGAATTGAGTGACTTTATCCCTCACGTTCAGACGATCTTTAACGAGATTGGCCTGTGCGGTGTGGTGTCGTTTAGCACCGAGTATGCCCAGCTGTGCATCACAGACGTAGAAGACGGCACAGTCGTTGTGATCACTAGCCCAATGGCAGAGGCTAACCTCAAGGGCGCTCACCCCATACAAAATTTGGGCGCAACTTTGAGCTACCAACGCCGTTACCTTTGGATGGCCGCCATGGAGCTCGTAGAAGGGGACGCAATTGATTCAGCACCGCCTGTAGAGGCTCCAAAGGCAGAACCCAAGCCAAGCCCTGTCCAGCCTCTAAAACCGCCTACAAAGCACGTTAAAGGCCGAGTAGACCCCATTCCACCCCAGCACGTTGAGCCAGCCGCTTGGACTATCCAGATTGACGCACCCGATGATGAGACATGGGTTGTCATGTTGGTTGAAGCTACCAAGCTAAAGATTGGCATGGCCGAGAACGCAGACCAGCTCAAAGAGATGTTCCAAGTGAACAAAGCTTTGTATGGCAAGCTCAAAGAAGTAAACCCAGCTGTGTATGCCGACATCATGGACGGCTTTGCATCAGCTAAACGATCATTTTTTTAAGGAGTAAATATGGACTATCCAAATCGCGGTACTTTGTGGAACAACAGCTACAAAAAGGAAGGATCACAACAGCCAGACATGAAGGGTGACATCAAGCTTGAGCTGGACTTGATCAAAGATCTGCTGGAAAACGCAGAGTCAGACCACGTTGTCATCAAGATGAGTGCATGGTTGCGCAAGGACAAGGACGGCAATCGCATGATTAGCCTGCAACATGACGGTTACAAGCCTGCTGCGGCCTCTAGCGCAAAGGACCCATGGGATGACTAAATCAGCCAAACCAAAGACCATGAAGGAGTGGGAGAGGGTTTGTAAAAACCTTAACGATGTTATTTACGCTCAATACGGCAACGAAGAAAAGCTGGAAGTAAAGATTGCCAACCTTGAAGATCAGATTGGCAAGCTGGAAGAGCAGCTGACCATGTCTGTAGGCGTCATTAAATACTTGGAGTTAAAAATTGTCAGACCCGATTCAATTTGAAGCGATCAAGACTGGCCTGAAACAGTCCAAGGACGGCTATATGCTGTCTTTGGCTGTCCACCCTGACGAGCTCCACAACGACCTCATGCGCGACTTTGTAGGCTCGCGCTACGTTGTTGTGATGGTGCGTCTGGGTGACGATGAACAACCGATGAACCGTGAACATGAGTTTCCCGGTGATCATGCGGTGAAGCTGGCCGGCATTCTTTGCCGTGACCCAGAGTTTTGGGAGTGGCTACACCAGAAAGAGTGGCTGATGGAGAAGAACGAGAAGGCTTGTGCCAGTTGGATCTCATCCTACTTGGACATAGAGTCTCGCAAAGAGCTGAAAACCAACGAAGAAGCCCGTCATTTATTTAACCAATTACGAACTAGCTTCGAAGCTTGGAGGAAAGCATGAAGAAACTAATCCCTTACAGCGTTTATTTACCCGTGGAGTATCACGACAAGATCAAGGAGCTGGCCAAACAGCGTAAAGCATCTTCTATGGTGCGGGACGCTATTTGCATGATCGTTGATGGTGACGATACTTTTAAGTCTGGGTATAACAAGGCGCTGAAAGACTGCATCAAAGAGATCGACACTATCAAAGAGATCGAGCACATTGCCGTTCGCGGTAAGTACTTGGCCGATGTGCTGGCCGATCAAATCAAAGAACTGGAGATGTGATGGACGATATTACCGATCAATTAAATGACATGGCAAAAGCTATAAGCACTGCCATGATGAACACCAAGTGTGATGAGGGGATCGTTCCAGTGATTGTGTTAAGTAGACTGTTGTGCGAGTTGCTTGTGGAGCTGGAGCTGGATGACGAAGATAAAGCTGTCGAGGCCTTTCGTGAATCACTAAGAAGCGCCCGAAGAGAACGCAAAGATACTGAGGTTCACTAATGGAACACGAATCTAATCTACGTGACTTAGCCGCAATGTTTGCTATGCTGGGATTGGTTCAAAGAATGGAACCAAACATGATCATTGATAACAATGGTATAGCTCAGAGAGCATATTATCTTGCCGATGCAATGATGAAGGCGCGAGTAGAAGAGCCCGAAGAAGGACTGGCTGCGATCAAAAAAGGTAAACGCAATGTCAGAAAACATGAGGATCTACGGTAAACGCTATTGTGCTACTTGCGAGCACTCTAAACCCCTAGACCACGGCAAAATTGTAGACCCAAAGAGCAATCGCTGGGTGTGCTTCGACTGTAAACCAAATGTACCGAAACGAAAAACTAATAAAAGCCGCAAGACTTCTGCCGTGCCAGCACTGCGGAGCGAATGACGGTACTGTCGTGGCCGCACACAGCAACCAGCTCAGAGATGGCAAAGGCCGAGGACTCAAGGCTCACGATTACCGAATCGCGTCCTTGTGTTTTAGGTGCCACAGTGACTTAGACCAAGGCTCTAAGATGGATAAAGCCCAGAGAGTTGAGATGTGGGAGGAGGCACATCGCAAAACTCTGGGTTTATTCTTTGAGCAGGGGATTATTGGACCCGTCTGACTTCTTCGTTGTACGCTTTCATCAGGGCATCACGTTTTTCTTTCTTAAACTTGATGTCCTTCTCGGGCGCTTCCTTCTTAACTAAAGCGCGAATCTCTCGGTTGTACTTGGCAACTTCATTCTCAACGTAGTTAGCACGGTTAATGAGCCTGACTGTCGCTTCTTTGTTTTCCTTGCGATAGTCGTTCACATCACCCTTACGCTCTTTGATCCGCTTGATAGCACCCTCATGCTCAGCCATGGCCTTGACGTTCTTGTAGAACTTATCAGCCACAGCCGAAGGTGAATCGAGCTCACCATACAGCTTGCCGGCAATCGGTACTGAGTAAGCTGGGATCTCTTCTCCAGTAGCCTTATTGGCCACATAGCGAACGGCCTTGGTGATCTCACGGCCAACACCACCAGCGTACTCGCGAGCGATGTAGTCCAGCTGGTCAGCTGTTGGGCTAACCGCACCGATACCATCTTCACCACCACCGGTAATGTAGTTGATGCCGTAAGCCAGAGCTTTACTCAGTGCTGTGGCCGTGTCTCGGCTGCGCTCCCAACCTGGAGTCGGGGTTGTCTCGCGGCCTTCCCGTGAGATTGGACGGCCAAACGCATCCTTATTAACAGCCAACGACACGATAGGATCGGCAATCGTAGGTGCAAAGAAGTTAGCGGGGCTACCAGCTCCCAAGGGATTGAACATATCAATGACTTGAGCCATGATGTTGGTCATTGTCGTGGTCAGTGCACGGCGGCCTTTCATAGCGCCAGCATTGATCAAGACATACTCAGTCACTTCACGGCCAATGTTGGGGAACAAGTTCCAGCCCAAAGGCATTGGGATGATCGCGTAAGTGCCGTTGCCAGTTGGGATGATGATGTTCTTAGACTTGAGGAAGTCTGGCGGCTCATCACCATCAAAGCCAGCGGCCATCAATGCGATTGCTTGGAAGGCACCAATCAACATACCGCCAGCAACAATCTTCTTACCCACACTGGTCATGGAGATCTTGCCGCCCTTTTCGTCATACATGACTTCCATCATGCGAGCTGTACCTTGGACGCGAGCATTGAAGAACGCATACAGGGCATTGGCATTTGCTGTGGCTTGACCTTTTCTGTTGAAGTTAACAGTCAGGTTTTTAGCCAGTGCGGCCGCTCTCTGAGGTGTCATGTCAGCATCTAAGCCAGCTTTGAAAGCCGACAGACGAACACCGTTCTCCATCGCATCGTTATAGTCAGACAGCCAGTCAAGTACAGCATCTACCGCTTTACGGATGGTGCCATGATCAAGTCTGGCCAACTCACGCTGAACCAAAGTGGCTTTGTCCTTAGACCGGCTGAACTGCTCGCTGTAGCCAGTGATACCACCGACATCTCTAAACTGTTGCCACAGATCAATCCACTCTTGCTGTTTGGGGTTTGCCGTAATACCAAACAGTGACGGCTTCATACCGCGCAGATCGGTAAAGATTGCTCGCAGGGCTGGGATAGATCCAGCCATTACTTTCATCTTTTTGTCTTTGAGCTCTGTACTAGACAGGTTGATCGAGCCACCAACAACGTCACGCGCAAAGTTCCAAGCACCGAACACAGGGTTGTACTGGGTGTTCATGGCCGCAATCAAGCGGGTCACTTCAGCAGCAAGCCCCATCGCATAGCTCAGCTGATTAGCGTCCATGTTCTTTAAAGCTTCAGCCATGCGCTTGGCGCTTGGATTACCAGCGTTAAAGAACACATAGCGGTCTTTGCCGTTGATACGCACAGGGAAGACGTTAGGCGAGTTACGCAAGGCAGGGTTCACTCTGTAGCGAATCAGGCCTGTCGTCTCGTCAATCATCGCTGTGCGAGGCTCTGCAAAGATGGCGTTAGCTTGCTCAATCGTCAGGCCAAAGCCAGCCATCTCTTCTGTGAGCTTCTTCTTGTTGCGGATAGCGTCAGGGTTAACAACCTTCCAGAAGTTTGGATTGGGGTTCTGGATGGCCAGCGCATACAGAGCACGGCCAATTTTCGCCTTCTCACCACGGATAATGGCCGCCTCACGCTGGAGAGCCACGTTGTTAACGATGTCAACCACAGTCTTATATGAGCCAGCAGCTAACTTGGTAAACGATCCACGCACTCCAAAGCCTTGGCCAAGGCCAGAGCTTGGGTTAACGTAGTCCAGCTCATCAGGGTCACGCTTCAAAGGAACGTAGTTAGGAAGCTTCTCACGCCATGCCGCCACAGTCTCAGGCGTCTCTAGGCCATAGCTGACCAACAGGTCTTGAGTGCCTTCAACCCAGCCGTCAATCGTCTCGGCCAGCTCTTCAAACTGTTTCTTCTTCTCTGGGTACTTGTTCAGGTCATCAAAGAACTCTTTGACCTCATCATCAAACATACCAGAGCCGCCATCAGCAAGGCCGCCACGATCTGCAATCAGCTTGTTACGCACACTTGCATGACGGGCATGGAGGAAAGCCTCAAACTCACCCATCGACACACCCATCTCATCCATCTTCTTGATGAAAGGACGCATCTCTTCTTTGATGAAGTCTTCAGTCTTCGTTGACTTTGAGCTGTGATACAGATCTTCTTGCAAAGATGGATCGTGCTCGTCCTGCAATGAGTCGATCTGGTCTTCAATCTGCTTAACCACCATACGCATATCGGTGTGTTTATCAACCACGCGATATTTAAAGTCTCTCAGCGTAGACTCAGGAGCTGCTTCCCAAGTAGCCAAAGCACCGGGGCCGCCCTTGTAGTTCTTAACCATGTTATTGAGCGGCATCGAGATCCGAGAAACATAGTCAGCCAACACGGCCTTACGAATACGCTCGCCCTTTGCGTTCATGATGTCATTGAACACTTTGTGGACGATGTACTTGTTGTCAAAGCCGAAGATGTACTTCAGGCCTTCAAACAGACGTTTGGACATCAGGACAAACTTATCCCAGCCAGAGCCCAGCTTGCGAGCCATCAAAGGCTCAGCATTGACAGCCCAAAACTCAGAGGGGTTGACGTACTGGTAGTAGTCCATGCTTGGCAAAGCCTTGATCATGGCGTCATAGGACTGCTGACTTGGAGCGCCCATGAAGTTCATCATTTCCTCAAAGAATGCAATACCGGCTTTGCTCTTCTCTTCTTTGATGGCCTTCTTAACAGAGGCATCCCACTCGTCAACCAGTTTGTTTGTTGCCTCAATCGACATCATCTGCTCAAGGGAGTGAGCGATTTCATGGCGAATTGTGCTGGGGTCAGAGGTGCCTACAGTGCCCTTGTACAAACGCACGATACGGGACAGGGCAAAGAACTGGCCAGCGGCAATGCTGTCTTTTGGTTGCTTGGTAACAGATAAGCTCAAGCCTTCCAAGATTTCTGGGAACTTCTTGTACAAGCGGTCAATGACGTCATACACATCATCACTGATAATGCCGGCGTCCCATGCCTTGGTAGCGTCAGCAAAAAAGTTACCAGCGGTTGTACGCTTGGGCTTGCTTGCATCAATGTCAGCTTTCAAAGCCTTGGTGACACTGTCGATCTCATTGATCATCTGTTGCTCAGTCAGACCAGCCTGACCTTTGGCAAACTTATCAGTGATAGATGCCCGCTTCTGGCGCAGTCTTGCGTACTGCTCAATCATTGCATCACGGTCTGTGTATGCGTTAACAGCAGTCTCAAGGCCGGGGCTGAACAGGAAGTCATCCTTCGTGCCATAACTTACGTTCTTGCCTAGAACCATGTTGCCAATCTGGATAACTTCTTCAGCAGCCACCACTGGTTGTGTGGTGTTCTTGTCGTAGAAGTATGAGTGGCGTGTTGGGTCTATACCGATTTGCACCCACTGAGGATCGTTGAAAGCCGCTTGTGCTTCCTCAAATGCCTTCTCAGCAGTAGTCTCAACGTACTTACCTTCGATAGTCTGCAAAGCATCCTTGGCCGCACCGCCTGCGATCTTCAGGGCGCTACGCTCGTTTCCAAGGCCGAATGTGACATCACGCACCTTGGCCACGTTGGAGTAGCCCAAAACCCGTCCTGGGCCCGATTTGGTGCCTTTGCTGTGGATGCTGACAACATACACACCCTTGCGGTTAAACGCAGGGATGTCCAGACGCAGGCCAACCTCAACTCCGGGCATGATCTCAGGGTCAACCTTCTCGCGCTTGACTTTGTCCAAAGCGTCATAGACTTGCTCTTCTGTTGCTGGCGCTAGTGGTTTCTCCAGAGGTTTGATGGGCTTGTAGAAGTTAACCAGCGCATCGTATTCCTCTTTGGTCATCTCACCAGACTGAACCAGTTGGGCGGCCATAGTCAACTCAGGCGAGCGTCCGGGAGGAAGCTTGGCAACGTTGGCCAAAGGAGCAACAAACGGCTCTTTAGGCGCAAACATCTCGCGCGCTTTATCCTTGTTATTGAACGCAATCAAAACCTCTTGACGCTCTTGCATCAGGTACTTGATGGCCTTGTCTGACTTGATCTCGTCATAGACAGTGGCAACCATCAGAGAGCCGTTCTTATAGAAGTCGCCCGTAAACTGTGTTAATCCCTTGTCTAAGAAGTAAGTACCGCCCTGACGCTTTGAGCTGGGTGTGGTGTAGGTGAAGCGGCCGTTGCCATCATTACGGATCTTCAACAATCCATCGGTTGTGGAGATCACTGCATTACGGCCAAACTCGGTAAAGAACTTGTCGATCTCAGCCATGTTCTTGAGCTTGACAGGAGCGTTCTTCTGCTCTTTCTCAAAGTCAAACGTGCGCGGCATCAAGATGCCTTGGCCAGTCGTGCCATCGTCCTTCGTGTAGGAGATGATCTGACCCATGTTGTTGACTTCAGCAAAGCCAGCCAAGATGTTGCCAGTCACCATCCAGCGCTTCTCACGGCGAACAGTAGCTCCCTTGTCGAACAGATCGAGCATGGGCATCCACTCGCCCTGCATAGTGTCTGGGTTCAACCAGTTAACATCGCGTCTTTCAGAGATCTCATAGACGCCACCGATCTGAGAGAAGCTCAGAGAAGTAGACTTGTCTTCGCCATCAGCCAATGCAATAGTCATCTTCCAGTCAGAGCCGGCCACAGGGTTCTTAGTCCTACCCTTGTTCTGCAAGTCAGTCACGACACCATTGAACAATGCACCCTTCTTGTTCTTCACCTGAACAGGTGAACCAACTGGGTAGTTGTCTAGGATTGTCTTGACTTGTAAATACTGGCTGTTAAGTTGGTTGCGGATTGTTTCAACCTTGGCATTGTCTGCCCCAGCGGCCACAGCGTCAGCAACCTTCTCAGTGCCGTATGCCTTGTACTTGTCAAAGATCTTCTGGAACAAATCCTTGGACAGCTGAGACGCTGTCATGCCGGCTTTGTCTAAACGTTCTTTGACTTGCTCTTGGACTTCTTGCTTAGAGTAAGGCTTGACCCTACGCTTAACGTCCACGCGCTCCATGAATGCTGGCTGTGCGAACACAGACGGGTCATCCTTGGCCTCTGTAATGGGCTTGGAGCTCAGCGTAATGGCGTCTAAGTCTTCAGCCTTGGCTTCCAGCTTGTTGGTGCCCATGCTGTCTTCACGCTCAACCAGATCGTTATAGCGGTCAACAATATCCTTGTACACCTCTTCCTGCACTTTGATCGGCAGGATTGGAATGTAGCCAGACACTTTGCGGATATCTTCCTCATCAGCTTCGGACGGGTCTTCCATGATGTCAATCACGGCTTTACCGCCCAGCTGTTCATAGACCTCTGGGTTATCACGCAAGTACTCTTGCATTACTTGGCCGCCGTAGTCGTTCATGAAGTCAACAGCACCTTCAGCTGTCACCGCAGACTTACGGGAAGCTGTGGTGTTGGCGTTCAGGGATGCCATCTTCTTGAGCAAGTTGGCAGCAGGGCGCATCTCAGCAGGGATGTCAGCCATCATCTGTGAGTACGCTGGCGGGATAACCTGGCCTGTGCGGTGTACACGGCCAAGCATCTGCATATGGGTGTCGATGTTCTTCTCAGCTTGAACAATGATCATGTGACGCTTGCGCTGGTCAATGAACTTCTTATTGGCGTGTAAAGACAAACCAGTAGATCCGGCTTGGTTCAAGATTAACACATCAACTGAGCCATTGTTAAAGCCTTTAACAGCTTTAATGCGGTCAGATGTCTTTGAGCTTCTAGAAGCCAGCAAAGGCTTACCAGTTGAGTAGTTCAGGGTTACTGTACGGCCAGTGATCTCATCTGTCTTGATGTCTCGTTCTTTGCCATCCAAGCCTTTAATTTTGACTTTACGCAACTCATTGTGCATATAGTCAATTGGAGAGATAGGAGCCGAGCCAAAGCCGGCATTCTCTACAAAGTCACGAATAGAAGCGTACTGATCAACCAATTCAGGACCCAGATCTTCATCAGTCAGGCGGTACTCTTCTACTGATCCATCAGGTTTCTTGATCTTAATGACACGTTGCTTTTCCAAGTAACGCAGATACAAGTCGCTGAACGACAGGTTCATTGGATCACCAACGTTAATGCCCATCTCGTCAGCGTAACTCTGCAAGAATGAGCCCATGGTGTTGGAGACAGTCATCACAACCTTCTCACCAGCCTTCAGGCGCTCGATGGCGTGGTTGACAGAGTCTTGTGCCTTCAATGACAACAGCATCTGGTCAATCAAGTTGTGCATGATTGAGCCAAAGTTTGCACTCTGGATCTGTGTCTTCTCGCCAGCCACACTGACCTTGCCGCCCTTGCGGTCCAAGTCCTTCTGCATATCCTTGACAACAACCTCTTTAGCGCGTGAGAACTTCAGGATTTCACGCATAGACTCAGCCATGTTCTCGGCTGTTTGCTTGTCTACTTTGGTCAGCTGAGTGTCGTATGACACCCCTGCAAAGGTACGCTCACGGCGAATGTACTGGCCAGCCTTGGTCAGCATATTGGCCACAGTCTGCTGCATAGGGATGCCGCCTGACTTGATGGCTTCTGCCAATTCAGAAATGCTCTTGACGGCCAGCTTCATATCTGTACTTGAGTACAGGTCCATGACGTCTGGACGCTTGGCGTATGTGGCAGATGAGAAGAAAGTACCTCCGGCATTCTTCACCAGATTGCGGATAAATCCTGCGCGGCCTTGGATTTCTTGTTGCTCTTCACCACTCTTACGGCCACCGCCAGATCCACCAGCGTTATGGCTCTCGTCAAAGATCATGTAGTTACCAGCACCAAAGTGCCTTACGAACTTCTGACGCTCAACTTCCTTACCCTTTTTACTCTGCATTTGATGGTAAGTTGTGAAGATAACCTTGTAGTGGCCAAGATCGTTACTGACCATCATTTCCTTCATCAACTTAGCCACTTTCTGAACATCAGATGCTGGCGCGCGTAATGTCAGCTCAGTGGTAACAGTCTCACCCCTAACATTGCGAGACAGCTCATAAGGAACTTTCTCGGTTGCGTTGGTCATCAAGATCTTAGGTCTGGCTGTATCTAGCCCCAGCTCTTGCGTCATGCCAATATCATCCAAGTCGCGGATCATGTCAGCAAAAAGGTTGGGACGCTCAGTCAGGAAGATCGGGGTCTTGCCGTTAATCAAGGCGTACTTGATCATGGCGGCCACCACACGGCCTTTACCTACACCAGTCTGGTCGCCAATGATGAAGCCTTTGCCAGTTTCAGCATTTCGAATGGCCATGGCCAAAGCATCTACTTGCTCAGCTGAGAAGCTGTCACGCAGATCGTCAACGTCCATCTCCAGTGATTCAGCTACATATTCATCAATGTCACCAACCTCACTCTTGATCTTGTCAAGGGATTCTTTAATCGACTGATACATCGCACGGGGAGCCAATGTTCCCACTGCGTTAGCTTTAGACTCTGGCTCGTATGTAGCTTGGCCAGCAGTCTCTTGTTCTTGGTCAGCGCGTTTCTCTAGACTAGATCCGAGACGCTCACCTGAGACGAGGCCAACTCCACCCACTCCGCTAGGCTGACGCTCTCCAGCGCCTCCTTTGCCGGCTGGCTTTCCTCCCTCACCCTTGCCGGAAACTGGTTTTTCCTCTGGGCCACGTTTAGATTCGTCAGTAGGTCTAGGTTTCCCGTCACCAGTGACTCCCCCACTTGGTTCGCGTTGTCCACCTCCGGCAGTCCCAGCTTCCGACACGCTTGGTTTGCCGCCTCCAGAGGGTCTTCCTCCTTCAGTGCCAGCCACATCACTCGGTCTGCCAGCGCGTTCACCCAGTCCCGGCGCAGTAGGTCGCCCTTGGGCACCTTTACCGCTGTCAACTCCGGCGGCGCTACCATCTCCTGTGGATACCATGCGATCATTTAGCTTCTCCTTCAATTGTTCGTAAGATGTGATTACTTGAGGCAGATCAGCTGCCGGTAAATCACGCTTAGATTTGCCTACGCCATCAATGACAATGACGTCTACAGGGTACGTTGTGCCCTGCTTTGCATACATATTGCCGCCAGCTGTGAAGTGGTCAACAACGTTGTATTTGTTGTAGAGGTTGTAGTAGAACTCACGTTTAGCCTTACCGCGATAACCTTCACGGCGGCCTTCCTCTGTATTAGCCTGTACACCACCCAAGATCAAGACAGCTTTGCCGTCATCTTTCATACCCTCAAGGGAGTGCATTGCAATAGCGTGGTCGATGTCGCTGATGTTGCCAGCCTTACCAAAAGGCGGGTTCTCAATCACAACGTCAAAGTCAGCACCCTTCACATTAGAGCTAAGCGCGTTCTCATTACCAATCTCAGAGCCTTCCAAGATACGGCTAAGCATCTCAAAGCGGTCTGCATTCAGCTCATTGGCAATGATGTTGTCTTCGGACGCACCAATCAACAGCATCCCGTTACCAGCTGTAGGCTCGTACACGACTGTGCTGTTATCAATGCCGGCCAGCTCAGAGGCGATAAAAGCCAATGGCGCAGGGGTAGAGTAGGCCTGCTCTGAAACGCTCGTAGAACTGCGGCTACTGAGGTTTGGCTGGCGGTCATAAAGGTCTACCAACTGGTCATAGATCTCAGCAGCTGTCAGCTCATCTTTACGGCCTGTATCAACGATACTGCGAGCGGCCATGACTACACCGGCCTCAATAGCCTCATCAGCCATCTTAGATTCACGGGTGCCTGGCTTGATCTCTTGGCCAGTCATCTCGGAAATCATCTTGCGAGCTTGCGTGATGTCGCGGAAGTCACCATTGTTAAGGAAGAAATCAGAGATGTTCTGAGCAACCTCAAACCTGTCGGACGCTCTGTTAATGTCCATGCCACCAGCTTCTTCGGGAGCCTCTTCTACAGCTTCCTCTGCGACAGCTTCTTCAGCTACGTCATCAATCTCTTCCATTGACTCAATAGCGATAACTTCCTTCTTGGAGCTCGCGCCTTGGTCTTGGTACTTGCCGGCCATGCCGATGTAAGCACCTTGGAGCTGGTCGATATTGATCTCATCAGCAAAGTCATTACCCAACTTAGCGCGGATTAGACCCATCACATAACGTGCGGCTTCTTTGAACTTGTAGTAACCAGCGCGGAATGCACCATCCATCAACCTTGTCAGGATAGGCATGAGCTTTTGCTCGTCCTCTGGCATGATGTTCAGGCGTGTGCCTTTTGTGATCAGCATAGACAGATCACTTAGCGCATCCTCAATGTCAGCTTTGGCGGCCTCTAACTTAGCTTTATCAACACCTTGTGCCTCAAGCGCCTTTTGCTTGTCAGCCAGAGCCTTGTCACGCTCTTTGTTTGAGATGGCGTTGGCTTTATCTACAGCGGCCTGAAGGATACTGGCATCCTCAGATCCAGAAGCGCGTTGCTCATCAGTCAACTTCTGAGCGCGCTTGTACACTTCCTGCACAAAACGATTACCCATGCGGGTGAACTGAGGCTTTTTGTTAGGAGTCCAAATGATCCCCTGACCTTTCATCCAGCCTTCAGCGCGAACATCGGTCTTGTTGCCCTTTTTGATCTTCTCAATTGTCTCCATCGCTGTGGCAAGCGAAGGCATTGGCGAGTAAATGCCAATCTTGTTCTTTTTCATGTGGGCCAGAATCTCAGCCTTCAGCTCATTACTAGCTTTGATTCTTTCTTCGCTCTCAGCAGCTTCTTTTTCTAAACGCTCTTTATCAGCTTTTGCCTCTTCATCTTTACGTTTCTTACGCTCTGCTGGGGTAAGGTTCTTCTCAGCTTGTGCTTTCTCTTTGGCAATCTCAAGAGGGCGGTCAGCTGTGTTGCTACGCACTACGCGCTCAACAAAGTCTTTGAACTCTTTGGTGCCGGGCTTGCCGTCAAATTGAACACCCAACGCTGAACGGAAACCAGTACTGCTAGCACCGGGGCCATACATACTGAACTGCCATTGATTGTCATAATTAAGCCAACGGTCTACATTGACATTGATCTCACCATAGCCAAAGTCAAAGCTATAGTCGTAATCAATAGGCTCTTTGCTAACGTTTTCTATTTCACTAAATCCACCATTGCCGGTGTCTTGGTCAAGTAACTTAACTCTGTCCTTACTAACTGAAATAGCAATCCTAGGACTTGGATCACCCTTCATGTAAACCAAGTCACCAATCTTGATGCCTTTGCTATTGGCTTGCTCTTCAATAGGATGCTGGACATTCGGGTTCTGTATCTCCTGATCTATGTCAGCATCAGGGTTGGCCGCTTTGATCTTCTTGTAGATTTCGATGGCCTTCTTATCCAGCTCATCAGGAACGAATGGTTTGTTTCTTAAGGCCTCTGCGGTCTTGGAGATATTGATTGTTGATTCTGGTGATGTTACCTCCGCATCACGTTCCAGTCGGCCTCTAGCTTCCTCAACCATCCTCTTTGCGGATGTATCAAAGTCGCCAAACTCCATGTCGTTTTCAACATCTTCATTGATCAACTTGAGCGCTTGCTCATAGGTCAATGGCTTTTGTTTTCTGTTCTCGCGGCTTTGGTTCTCCAACTCCAAGAACTCTTGGACTTTAGGATTAACAGCTGGTGCGGCAGGAGCGGCTGGAGTAACAACAGGCTTGGGAGCAGTCTTAGGCTTATTGGCCTCAATGAACTTATCAACAACTTCGTCTACCTGATCCATACTCATGGACTTAGGAGTCGGCATTGGCTCACCGCGCCGCATAGCTTCAAGGGCACCGACACTCTGAGAGCTCTTGTACGCCTCTTCAGCTTGCTTGACAGTGTCCATCAAACGCTGACCCAGAGGTGTCGTGCTTCCATCCTTGATCAGACCGTTATCAGTCATCCAAGTCAGGGTTTCTTTTGGCAGTTTTCCTGCGTTACCTTGCCATCCATCAATGATGGCGTTGTAGATCTCAGGCGTACTTGGGCGCGTCTTGGCCACTGGGGCTTCTGGGATAACTTCTTCAAGCAACTGAGTAGATTCAGGCTGTGCTTGACGGCTATCTAACTCAGCCTTTACGAGCTCATATTCCCTGTCTCGCAAATTGATGTTGTTAATCTGAGCTTTTAACTGCTCATCTGTCATCGCTTTAACTTGCGCTTGATCAAGCTCAGCCACTGGTGCTTCAACAGGAACTAAGGGTTTACCCACATTAACAGTGTTAATGTCAGATTCTGTTGCGCCAAGTGCTTCTCTGAGCATGGCTTCCATATCTTGGGCTGGCGCTTCTTCGTCCTCCACAATCGCGGCAGGAGGAGCTGGGGGAGGAGCTTCTGGCATTAGACCGGCAATACCACCTTCTGGAGCAACTGGGGCAACAGGAGGAGCTGGGGGTTCTGTTGCGGCAGGAGGGGGTTCTTGTGAATATACAGTTTTAAGAAGCTCATCAAGCTCAGACATCTTTGCCTGAAGTTCTTGACGCTGAGCATCTTGCTTTTCTTTTGCCCTGATGGCTCGATCAGCACCATAGACACGAGCTCCTGTAGTAGCGGCACCACCACCAATAGCACCAGCGGCTTCAGCTGCGGCGGCATTCAGGATCTTCTTGGCATTCTCTTTTGTTAAGAACTCGTCAATCTCACGTTCAGCCAAAGCACCGCCAAGTTGGGTAGCTTCTTGAGCGCCACCAGTAATAAACTCTTGACCCATCCCTTTGGGGATTTCTTTAACGCCGGCCTTGAGTGCTTCCTTGCGAGTCTCGCCTTTAACAACTTCACCCAATCCACGCTTGGCCAAAGTGGCCGCTGGGCCTAGGACTGCGTCCAAAGCACCGCTGACAACACCAACGGCCAGTGATGTGTCACCAGTCTTCTTAATGTAGTCAATGACTTCTGCGGCCTTTTGTTCTGGAGGCAGGTCTTTGATTCGCTTCTCAAGGAACTGTAGTCGGTTGCCTATAGCTTCACCGGTGCCCATGCCGATACCAAGCGCGGCAACGCCAGCACCACCAGTCGTAGCGGCGGCAATCATGATAGGAGCTAACTGGACAGCACCAGAGCCAACGTTATAAGACAGCCAGTTAGCAAAGTCTTTAGCGCCTTCAATATCAGTAAGGTCTGTTGTACGGCCTTTGTACTTCTGTGCGTCTTTTTGGTACTGGTCTACAGTGGTTAAAGCCGCTTTAACAAAGTCTGTACGGCGGCCGATCTCACCAACATTACGCTCACGCAACTTCTCGCGTGTCGCTGGGTCAGACATAAGGTAAGCGCGAGCCTGACTAGTTGTTTCATCTAGACCACGCAATTGATCTGGGCTTGTGATCTGACCAGTTTCAATCTTGTTAAACAAATCTTGGCGCTGTTGGACGGTGCTCATGGCACCAATGTCTTTCATCAGGCCAGCGCTCTCCCACATGGACTTAAGACCAATGACGCCAGCACCTAGGCCTTTGCCAAACTCTTCTCCGGGGGCTAACTCTGATGGTGGTTTTGGAGCTGTTGATGGTCGTGGAACTATAGACGCAATACCACGCTCAGCTGGAGCGCTCATCACTTGCTCTTCAGGGGAGAGCGTAGGCTCTGGAAGAGGAGCGTTCTTTACAATTTGCCACTGATTACCAACTAGATATGCCGTATCCCCTCTGTCGTTCTTAGCTGTTTGCTCTGGAGCGGTCCATTTGTTATTAACAAGGAACAACACCTCCCCAGTTTGAGGATTGACGGCACGTTGCATAATGAAATCCTAAATTATTTAACAAGAACAAAGTCAGGAGGTAAAGCGGGGAAATTACCCGGGGCCGGTTTACCAGACAGTTTATCCAAAAATGACCGTGTATCTTCAGGTGGCGCTGTAGATTTTAATCTTTCACGCTTTGTGGGTGGTGCAAGTTTTAAATCTTTAAATGCTGCATCTCTCATAGAGTCTAAAACGTCTTGGATTGCCTCAAACTCGGGATCGCCCGGACTGAAGTTATCACGTTTCTTTAACATAGCTCTGTAATCTGGGTCTGCATTCAACCGAGACATGACTGAAAGTATGTTCTTATCTTCAACTGTAGGCCTGTTCTCACGCTCATACTTGGCACGTTCAGCGGCAATATTTTGCTGTTGTTTTTGATATTCCTCAACAGCTTTATTGTGGCGCTCTTGCTCTGCGCGTTGGCGGCGAGTATCTCCCAGAGAAAGAACATCTTTAGCACGAAGACCTTTAATCTCTTGAATCTTAGCTTCACGAGCTTCAATTGCCGCCTTGTATTTCATGCCATCTTCAACACGACCTTCAGCAAACGCACGTTGCATCTGGTCAATATCAGATTGAAGCTTCATTGTCTCAATAGTCTGAGAGCGTTCAAGGGCTTGCTGTTTAGCCGCACGTTCTTCAGCCGCCGCAGTAGCAGCGTTATAAGACTTACCGAAGCCACCAAAAGCCGCTCCAAGGCCACCAAAGCCCTTCTGACCACGGGTAGCTTCACCAGCGGCAATTAACGCCTGAGATAAAGCGGCCAGACCGCGACTGCCTTCGCCCTCTTGGAAGCGAGCTCTTTGAGCTTCGTTCTGCTCTTCAAGCTTAGCCGCTAACGCAGATAGTGCCTCGCCTGGAATTTTGTTAAGCATTGCACCAAGTTCAGGGTTTTCCCTAGCAATTCTTTTGCGTTCGTCTTCCCGACTGACTGGCATAGGAAGACCAACCTTACCTTCCAATTGCTCCCTCATGATGGTATTTGCTAGTCCTTCTGGCAATTCAACCAAGTCACCTTCTGCAAATGCAACGATACCGCCGGGTGCATAGTTGTACATATCAGAGTCAATAGGCAGTGTAGCCAGTCCACCATCAGCCATGCCGGGAGCGCCAGCAGGGATACTGCCGGGACGAGACATTTGCTGTGGAGGCGTAGGCCGAGCCATCGGAGGGTTCTGCATCTTAGGCATCTGAGGGGCCATCTGTGGCTGGGCGGCCGGCATGGGTTGAGGCATACCCTCTGGGTTCATCCTCATGTTCATGCCTTGACCAATGCCCGGTAAGGCCACTTGCTGAGATAACTCACTCTCAAGCTTTTCTTTAACAGAAGAGTCAGGAGCTTGCGCCACGCGTTGCTCCATGTTCTTTCGTCTATTCATCTCACCCAAAGCCATGTACGGCGGCACCTGTGGGTTTTGCCCATTAGCATACGCCATGATTGCCTGTGTAGGCAGATCCTTTAGATGTTCTTGAATTTGGATGAGGTTCATTTTATTTACTCTTCAGGAGGAGTTTTTGGTCCTAAATCAAGACCGAGCGTTTTTAATAAGTCGCCAACGTTTTTATATCCCAACGCAGAAGCGGCCGCTGTACCACCACCCAAGGCAGACAGCAAAGCGCCTACACCAGTGACATTAGCGGGCGTATTCGTTACTGATCCTGTAGGAAGCCCAGAAATCATGTCACGCTGGAACTGAACTTGTTGGAATGGGAACTGACGCTGTGCTTCAAACTCAGCCTTATCAGCTGCAATACCTTCAGAAGTAATACCGCGCTGTTGAGCACCAGCATTACCCATTAAGTTAATTAAATCTTTAGATTGACCTTGTTCGGTGTTGAACTGTTGCATCGCCTTGTCGTAGGCGCTGGCGTACCCTTGTCCAACAGTCTTGTTCATCTCTTGCATCAAGTTGCGATTGTTTTCCGCATTCATGATTGCCTGACGGCCACCACCAAACGCACCTGCGCCTGTCAGCTTGGCGTTAGTACCCATGTTAGTAATTTCGTTTTGACGGCGCAGTTCTTCTAGCTGAGGAGTGAGCACAGACTGCAAGTACGGGTTCATGTACTGTGAGGCAATGCCTTGAGGCTGTTGGGGCTGCATTGGTTGTTGAGGCATACCACCCGTTAAACCACCTATTCCGCCACCGCCAGCGCCACCGTAGCCGTTACCATTGCTATCAGGTAGTCCATTCATGCCGGGCTGTGGACCAGTACCAATAGGCTGCTGTTGGTACGCACCCATGTTCATTGTGGGAGGTTGATACGCTCCAGAAGAACTAAAGCTCTGTCCATAGTTCGTTGGAAATGCTAAGTTAGCAATACCTTGAAACGTTTTATTTTGAAGATCAGAAGGACCGGCTGTTAGTGGTCCTTTATATGCTTCATAGGGTGTCTCAGACAAAGCTTTAGCTTTGCCAAGGTAATTGGTAATGTAATCGCCAGCCCAAGGAGCTAGGCCTTGGGTGTTTGTCGATCCTGTTGGTAGAACTGCTCCAGCCATAATAGCTCCTTAAGCGGGTAAATATTTGTGGGCTTTTGTGTCAGCAGCCACGTTCTTTGTTTTGCGTCTTGCCTTTTGGACACGATCCATCATGGCGTATAACTTGTTAGCGCCGGCCTCTGTAGAGCCGTTGCCTAGTTCAGACACAATGCGAGCTGGTACAACAAACTCACCTGTGGCCAAGCGGGCTGGTTGTTTACCTCCGATTGTCGCAGGAATTGAGTCAGATACACCATCACCGGGGCCACGAAGTAGGCGGCCACCATCAGAGTAACCACCCAAATTAGACATTCCACCACCAGCCAAAGACATTAAACCGCCTCCAGCCGCTTTGGGCGTATAGCTCATTGGTGTAAAGTAGTTAACACCACCAGCTCCGGGGCGAGCCGCAGGAGCGCCAGAGCTTGGCCCGTAAGGAAGTTGAGAGCGATTGGCTGATAAAGCTGGGATAACAGACGCCGCACTTGATTTACCACCGCCTCTACTGTTCATCATAGCCATCATTGCTATCAAAGCCATGATCATGTTATTGTTGTTTGTACCGGGAGATGTACCGGGTTTAGCAGCGGGTTTTGTTGCGGCTTTTGGAGTAACAGCCTTACCTCCACCGGGAGTTGTTCCCTTGCCTCCAGTAGATGCAACATATCCAGATTTACTGCTATTTAAAGTGCCGTTTTTAACCAATGCTTTAACTTGGTCTTCATCCAAATAAGATGATTCCTTGGTAGTTGGGTCAATTACAGTAGCTGTGCCGTCATCATGAATCATAACTCTGTTAGTGCCAACAGTCTGATAGCCACTACCAAAACCACCTGCTGGATTGAAGTTCTTATTGAACTCATCCAAGTATTGAGTAACGTCAGCCCCGCCAAAATCTTGTGGGCGAGCTCTTAAATACTCTGCCATCTCATCATATTGAGATGTATCTCCAGACTTCATTCTGTTATAACGTTCGAGCTCTTCTGGAGACAGATTACCTAAGTTGCTTTCATCAAGATCGTATGTAATACCTCTTTTGTAATATTTTTCCATCATTGATGTTGGATCACCAGTATCTGTATAAATAATTCCTTTTAACAAATCAGCAGTACCGGGAGGGGGTGCAGCTTGATCTTCATCACCAGCATTAGATGCAAGCGCTGATAAGTCAATACCACCATCACCAGAGAAGATGGATGACGCATTACCAGAGCTTCCGGCATTAGCAATTAAATCTGCTATGTTTCCGCCAAAGTCGCCAGGAATTTGGCTGTAGTCAATTTCATCCATGGTTTTTCCTTTTCCAGTGGCGGGCTCATCCGCATTCTTAGTTCCAAGTGTATCTGTGACAGCTTGGTTTATCAAGTTATCAACAGGCGGCTTTTCGTTATCAGTTGGCAATTGCTTAAGCAAGTCATCAATGTTAAATGACACTTGTGCCTCTGAAGGATCTTGAGTTATCTGAGTCCTTTCTTGAGGCAGCGTTCTGCCTTCTAAAGTTGGCTCAGCGTATGGCTGTAATGAACGCAACAACTGATCCAGATTTGCTGGCTCTTGCTGAACAGTGGTTGGCTCTGGCTCATAACCTATCTGCTTCAAGATCTCATCGTTGCTTGGCCCTGTGTCTGTACTTGGCTGATCAGGCGTCTTAGGCATGATACCGGCCATCATTTCTTCGTAAGTTTGAGGGGCTGGCGCCGCATTCCTCGCTTCGGCTACAGCGCTCCTGGCCTCAGAGGAGGCTTTACCTACAAGAGCATTTTGAATAGCTTGATCAATAGGCGTACCAGTAGCGATGGCTGTAATCAAGTTTGACGTCATGTTCTTGTCTACAGGCGACAGGTTGTCTAACCCCGGCAATTCACCAATAACACTGTTAACACCAGAACTAAGTACATTACCCAGCAACGCTTGCTCAAGGTCAGCCTTACCTCCGCTACCTACAAACTGCTGAGCGGTTCTTGCAGCAATGTCAGAACCTGTTTTTCCCAACAAATCTGTAATACCACTAGACCCAGAGATCAAGTTACCAGCTTGTCCACCAAGGTAAGACAGAGCGGTCCCCTTGGCAATATCACCAAGGTTACCGCCAGCCAATAACTGGATGCCGGCATTCGTTGCCAACTGAGCTGGTAAAGACAATCCGCCGGTAGCAACAGCTAAACCAATCTGACCAAGTGGCCCCATATCTTGTATTAAGTTAGCTAAGTCATTGGACGATGCGCCTTGCGTGTAAAAATATGGAGTTCCATCAGGCCCAAACTGTACGCCGTATCCAGTATTCCCTTTACCCTCAAATGTGCCGCCAAAGAAGTTGCCTGTCTGACGACCGCTGTATGTCAGGGGGACGGCTTGGCCTGTTTCTTTATTGCCAAATGTGTTTTCAGTTTGAGTCTCGTAGATTGGGTTACCAGAGTCATCACTTCCAACGTACTGCTCAACTTGCCGAGAGATTGGACCAAACTGCCTAATGTCAGTAATGCCAATGTCAGCCATAATCTTAGCCATGTCGCGGGCATTAGCTTCAGCAGAACCAAGACCTTGGCCAGACCACTTGCTTGTTAAGCCTTGGCCTAAGATCTGATTTGCAAGTAAATCAATTGTTTTTGGATCTGGCCCTGCTGGTTGTGCAGGCTGGGCTGGTTGAGCTTGTTCTGGCGCTTGATCGGGCGTAATAGGTAAACCAAACACACCCGTATTTTGATCAGCTTGTGGCTGGGCCAATGGCTGTGCGCCAATCGGTGCCGACTCGGGCTGAAGAGCTGGCGCTGCTACACCAATTTGGGGTGTTTCAAGAATAGGCTGGGGAGCCGGCTCAATTGGTTGTGGTGTAAAGTCATCTCTAAACTGCTGAGCGTAGTAATCAGTTTCAAGCGGCATTGGCTGAGCGGCCGGCTGAGCTACTGGTTGTACTATTGGCTGATATATTGGTTGAGGCTGTTCTACAGGCTGTGGTTGCCTGATAGGTAAAGACGTTATTCCAGCACCAATTGAATCTTCCTGAAAGTTGTTGCCAAACCCATCGGAATCCTCATAGGCTAGGCGGTAGTTATTCATTCTATCTCTTGGGAATATCATTATCCGACCTTCCAATTTGTGCCGTCAGAGTATACGGGTGTAGCCACTGCACCACCGCCAGCTACAGTCGATCCAAATGTTGGAGCAGACGCATCAGTCACAAAAGACCTTGCGCCTTTTCCAGATGTCACCGCACTTGGCAACGTTGCCACAGTGTAATTAGTTAGGGCTGGAACAATGTTGTCTGTCTTTAGCTGGTCAAGAATTGCATCAACACGATTAAAGTACAAACGCAACACGTTGTTAAGCTGGTCGGTATACGCACGAGAGTATTCCTTTGTAGCCAATGGTAAGTTAGGCGCGGCTACCTGACTAAGTTCAAACTCTGACGTAACGATCATGAGTTACCCCTGCGACCGTCTTGCCTGATGTCAATACGCGGGCTACCTAGTTGCCACTGAGTGCCAAGCTGACTAGACTCAAGCTTTAAGATCATTTGACGACCACGAACCCTGACATAAACCTGACCAGTAAACTCTTCAATAGGGACGGTAGCTGTACGAGCAATGGTTGCATTGCTGTTGCCCCCTACAGAAATAGGGTCGTTAAAGCCTGAGCCAGAGTTCTGCATTGGGATTAAAGTCATGGTGACTTGCGGAGCGTTTGCGCCCGTAGACCCACTAAAGGTAATGTCTGGAAGCATACGCCACACAAAACCAAAGTGATGGCCGTCATCAATATCAAACTCAGCAGTTTCAATGACCGCGTTAATTGCAGTGGTAACTTCTGTTGAGTTATCGTCTACACCGTACTCATGGTAGACGACGTTGTTGATGTCTGTAGCGGCCATTGGGTAGTTACGCAAGCCGGAGTCAAGCCATGCGGTTCTAACCATGTTGCCGTAATACCATACGCCTTCGCCGTTGTTCTCAAAATAGTTGTAGACCACGTACCGGTCAATTGAGGAGGACGATGCTGAACAATAGAAGAACCAAACTTCATTAAAGCCTTCATTGGTACTGGCAAAAAATTGATCTGACTGTTCTGCATTAATATCTTCAAAAATAAATTTACGTAAGTCGCAACGTAATGTTTGAACGCGACCGTCGTATTTGTAGAACTTGTCTACACCCATCCAATAAACCACACCTGAACCAATTGCCACAGCGTTTTGGCTGGCAATAGAAATGTTGTCACCTAGCAGCTGGGAACTCCAAATGACTGGCGGGCCTTGGTATTGTAAAGAATACAGCGTTGAATCCGTGTACACCAAAATCTCTTGGCGAGTCTGAAGCGCAGTCACAATCTTGGAGCCATGTGACAACAGTAAACTACCGGCTTGGTTTGTAGCTGCGGGCGTCCACATTGCAATGTCTTCTTGATCCGACCAGCGAAGCAACATCTGGTTTTGCACAATACTGCCGTAGTCGTTTACACCAAACGCAAACACAAACCTTGACGCATCAGAAACAAGTAAATAGTTCTGCATCAACGGAACGTCCGATGCGCCAACCAAACTAGAAACTAAAACCCCTCTGGTGGTTAACCCAGTAGCATTGTCCCAGTAATAGATTTCTCCACCACGGTAACCAAAGACTAAGTTTTCACCAAAGTTTGACTGGCTCCAAATCCGGATTGGAAAGCTCGTAGATGTACCAACACCCCAACCACCAGTACCCCATCCACCTGCACCCCATCCCAGAACAGGCAGGGCAGTAGCAGGGCCAACGTTAATTTGATACGCAGCCACCACAGCCGCGCCGCCATAGGATCCAGCTGGAATAGCAGATGCTACAGTGATTGTGTAGGTATCTACAGTCAGAACTGTAATTTGGTACTCTTGATTCCAAGTGGTCGCGTATGTGCCGGTAGCACCGCTGAATGTGACAAAGTCGCCCGTTACCCCGCCGTGAGCGGTATCGGTTACTGTAACTGTGGTTGTCCCGTTACCGGCAAAAGGATCGTTGTTAATTGTGGGGGCTGGAACTACCCGCAGTGGGGTAATGTCGTAGTATGTGCCGCCAAACTCAATGTAAAACTTTAAATTGGTTCCAACGCTTAACAAGTTAGCGCCGCCTAACGTCACCCAGTTCCACAAAGAACGGCAAACCCCAAGGAAAAAATTGGCTGAAATGCGTGTCCACCCACCGATTTTCTCAGGTGTACCTTGACGAAAGCGCACCTTGTCGGACACATAGTATCCGTTTTCATTGGTATAACGAGTGTTCTCTCTGTTTACACCGGCTTTCAGGGTAAGTTTTTTGAGCATCGGCAGTCCTACGAAAGAAACACGGCGCGTTCGTCGATGCGACGTTTTTGCAGCCCTTTGAGAATTTTACCCCCCGCCATGCAATACTTCAAGAGTTCTTCTGCCGCA